AATGCTTCGGCTCCACAAAAAGGACAAGGCTTTAATTTTTTCTCCTCAATCTCTTTCATTTTCCCTCCAATGCTTTAATGGCGATGTTTTGCATCTCTGTCGCTTTATTGCTATTCACCACACTTTCTAGGGCCTGCTTTAATTTCTCAATCTCCTTATCCTTAGTTTCGAGAGAGAAAAGAAGTATTTGAATATGCTCATCCGCCCAAAGCTCTCCCTTACCCAATCTCTTCTTAATCTCCTCAATCTCTTTCATTTTAACTCCTTCTCTCTTCTCTCCAATTCTTCTAACAATCGGGATACCAAGACCCTTAGAAAAAATAATGCAGTTTTTCTTTGATAAAATAAATGTATCATTTCAATAAAACTATTCGCTAATTCAAATCCTGCTTGTCCTGCCCTAATGGTCTTAGACTGCTTAGTCTCGCCCATCTCATCCTCCTTCGCTCCCCACTCAATTAACTCCTTAGTTGTCCCTTTGATGATCTTGGTCATTTTGCCTCCTACTCTAAATGTAAACCATGCTTTTCTCCATACCATCCTTCCTCATCTATCCATTTTTTAATCTCTGCCAATTCTTCCCTCAATCTCTTCATTTTTTCCTGTTCCCTTCGACATCCAGCAACATAACCATTTAGAAATGGCCCCCAATAACAACTCTTTTCAGGAGTCTTGCGATCTGTTACAAAAACCTTTCTTGCTTCTTTTTCCCATCTCTCTTGGTCTGTCATCTCAATCCTCCTTTTAGGCGATAGAGGGAAATCCGGTCGATGTCATCCCTCTATTATGGTTTGATATTTTTCAAATTTAAAATTGTTATTCCTGAAATCCTGTCTGTTGCAGGATTATAACGGATCAAAACCGGAATATTCTTTTCATAGCAAATCGCAGGCTCCGCCTTATCAAATGTTAAATAAAGCACATCAGCATGTTCATCATAATCACAAGTTACCCTCATATTTAATCCTTCCCCCCGTACTTGTTTTTCCAATCAGCATAATTTTACGAACTATATTGGGATACCTTTCAATATTGATTCCGACTTTTGCCATCGTTTCAAAGACATTGATCCCACAGGCTTCAGGGATCTCCAAAATTGTATCTCCATGCTTATAAACAGCAAGAGCTTTTTTATTAAGTTTACTCCTTACTCCGTTCTGCCAATATAAAGGATTTCTGCATTGCCGATCTGTCCATAGTGGATGGAGTTGTTTCATCTTTTTTTTATGACCGACCAAATCAAATTCTTCGATTACTGCATACCAATGAGTCCACACTTTAGAGCTATCAAGAAAATCGAAATATGTTGCAGGGCAGGCCGGAAAGTTTGGACAACCCTTCGGATGACCAGGATATGGCAGTTTACACCACATTCCATCTCTCGCCCTTAAGTCGTAAACCACTTTAGTAAGTTTAATCGCTTCTTCGACTTTATCGTGACCAAATAAATCTTTCATTTCACCGCCTGAATCCGTATATCTCTTGTTATATGGATTCATATTCACTTCCATCGGCCCAGTATCCAAGTTCCATCGCCAGCAGTTCACAGATACAGACAAACGCTGGCTGTCCACATTCACAAATCGGATCGGGTTCGTCATCTTGTTCCATTGCTCTGGTATTTTCATCAAACTGAGCTTTTAGTAATTCTTCTTTTGAGGGCCAGCGATTAAGCATAATAAAACCTCCATATAACCAATCAATCCAGCGGATCGCTATGCTCCCGCTGATTTCTACGTTATGCGAAAAGATATTCTTCCATCAATGCCCTTTCTTCGGCATTGTATCCACCTGGATATTCCCCTGTTTGTTCAAAATACTGGAGATCTCTTTGAAGCGTTGGTGAATCTATTTTTTCACACAATTCTTGATAATTCATGCTATCACCTCCTTCACATAACAAATTACTCAAGCCGACCGTGGATAGTCAGTTGCTATTCCATCCACAGTAGACAGCGGCTTAGTTCAGTCGTTATATTTCCGCTTCCCAATTTGCTCTCTTTTTAATTTCCTCCTCGATTAATGGAAGAATCTTTTTGAGTTCTGCTATTCTTTGTTCAAAATGGGCAAGTAATCCATTGCCATCAATTAAAGCCTTTCTCCAGCCATCTAAGGTAAGATATCCATATTGATCTCTGGGCCAATGCCAACTATAATGCCACGATGAATCAATGATATTTGATAATTCATACTCTAAATCCATTTCATCCTCCTGAAGTAGAAATATAACCAATCACTCAAGATAAATCCCATCGCCTGAATATCCCCTTATCAGGGCAAAATGGTTTGTTAATCAATGGTTAGACGGAATAACAAAAATCCCAACAAATTTCTTTGTGCCCAATAACTTCGCATTTATTTCTATGAAAAATATAGACACCTTCTGTTGAAGTTTGAGCTTGCCAAATAAAAGAGTAAAATAACATAAATCCTCCGTCTAACAAATCACTCAAGAAAATCCTTTCAACTTCTTCGTCTCTGTTTAGCATATCAACTCCTTTCGCCGCTGCGTAGTTCAAGCGTTGTAAGGCTTACTTTTCCAGTCTCTGTTTTCGTGCTTCTAAGTCGGTGCCTGTCATTTTCTACCTCCATAAATTTGATTAAAACTTTTCCCTTCCTCCTCACAGAGAGGGCAACTTGGAGCCCAATCTCTTCTCCCTGGCTGTCCCCTCCACATTTGGAGTTGCCAGATTAGACCACAGCAAGACCATTCCATAAAGCAGAATCGATAGTAGGAGTTCATTCTTCTATCGCTTCCCCTGCAACACCTGTGATAGGTCGATTTCGATAGAAGTCTCGTTCTTCCCAAGTCTTAGAGAGACATTGAGCGTGCTGTTGTTTAAATTCATCAACTAAGACAACGACTTTGTCAGTTGATTCCGCAAATGGATCACCTTCAACATTGAGAGTTGCTCCACAAACGCAATGATATGAAATTTTCATCTGGATTCACCTCCTTTCCTTTATTTAATCTGACCAAATATTTGATTGATCCTTGCCATCATCCCCCCTCAAGTTTCTTCTTACTCTCCAACCACCATACATCATCAATCTCTACCCCAACTGCCAACCTGTCTAATTGTTTACAGGCAAGGGTGAAAGTCCCTCCCCCAAGAAAGGGATCAATCCCTCTCTCCTTCACTTGTGAGCAATTCTCAATCAGTTTCTTAATGATGGTAAGAGGCTTCTCTGTTGGATGAACCTTTGTCTGCCCTGAAAGGATTGGATGCTCAAACGTTGAGAGTGCCTGAATGGTAGAAAGGGGACGAGGTGGATACCCCTTACTACAATAAAAGATTGGCTCATAATTGACAGGATAGGAGATGTGAGGTCTAAGGTTGAGAGCATTGTTCTTGATCCATAGGAGGGGAGTTGGGCATACCCAGAACCCAACTTCTTCTAACAATGCTCTCACCTCAGTATAACGAGCAATGGCAAAGAAAACATAGCAGTGTGATCCCTGTACCAACACCCTATACACCTCCCTCATAACTGGTTTGATTACATTCTCCAATACCTTCTTCTCATCATTAAATTCCATCCCCTGCCTAACCTCCCCTCTGTTTGGGAAGGTCTCCTGCATATCATGAATCCCAATCCCATAAGGAGGGTCGGTGATGCAGAAGTTGAAACTCTCATCTGGAAACTTTGGCAGTTCAATGAGGGAGTCTCCTTTAATGATCTGAATAGGTTCCTCCCCACTTTCCAACCTTGCCTCAGCAAATATCCCTGCAATGTCCCTCATAAACCCCAACTCAAACCCAACCTTCATTGCTCTTATTGCAGCTTCCTTCGTCTCTTTCTTTCCCAACTCTGGGTCGAGTCTGAGAGCCTTTGCAAGTTGGAGATGCTCTCTGATCGTCCCAAGCCCCTCACCAAGGAGTTCAGCAGTATCCTGTGTCCTCCATCCTCCAGACTTCTTCCCTGTCCATGTGATGTTACCAATTCGCTCTCTTGTCGTTCCGAATTTTTCTTGATAGAGTTCATGAAGTTGAAGCTCTCCTTCAACCTTTTCCTGCCAGGTTAAGTCTTCTCTGTGGATGTTCTCATAGATCTCAATAGCAAGTCTCTGCCAAAGATCAAGGTTTTCTTTGAGAATATACTCTTTCTCAGTTAATTCTTCTTTACCAATCTCTTTGAGTGCTCGAAGTCGTCTTTCACCAACAAGAAGATATATTCCATCATCTCTCTTTTCAAGAATTAATGGTTCAATGAGACCAACCTCTTTAATCGAATTAATCAACTCTTGATGTTTCTTCTCATCAAAGGTCTTTCGTCTGCGATCTGGGTCGATGATGATGTCTGAGATCTTAATTTTGTCTGTCACGCTTGGCCCCTCCTTTAGGTTCAACCTTTGCTGGAGGTGTTTGAGGAGGAGTGGTTTGCTTAAAGAGATCCCACTTAGCAATCTCATTGATCATAGTTTGCTGGCAGGCATTAAAGAGGGTTTGTTTTCTTAACTCTTTCTCATTCTTTGGCATGATGAGATTGATGTGGGTGTCAATGGTTTCTGTAATCATCTGTTTCTGCTTTCCAATAGTAATGCCACCAACGAAGCCAGCAGAGACACCAGAAATAAAAATACAAATAATCCAGATAAGAAGATGATAACTTAATTCAGTTTTCTTTGGTGTTTGTTCTTCACTCATCTTACCCTCCTATCCTACTAATAAATTTTAATGCCTCAATTGATGTTACAATCTCGATTCCATTCTCCAAAGCAAATTTACACTCTGTGATTGCTCCCTCACTTTCACCAGCTAAGAGAAATAAAACATCACAACAGCTAAGCCATTTAAGATCCATCTTCATCCAGAACTCTTTTGGATGATGATGAAAAAGATGCCAGAAATGAAAGAGATGTGGAACGAATGGAATATGCCCAAGGTTGGCGATTTTATCTGCAACTTCAATCACCCTCTTGACATTACAGGCAACATCCCCTTTTGTGTAAGGACCAGTAATATAGACTTTCATGCTACTACCCCTCCTGGATTATTCCCACCTTTAATTGGTCTCACATTACTGAGATCCCTTGCAGGAACTATCCCTGTTGTAGCTTGGATGTAAAGGTTGATAAGACTTTCATCTTTTACATCATACATTAGATGTCTTAAAGCAGGGTTGAGCTGCTCAATCTTATCAGGGGTTCCTACGAGAGCTTTAAGCCCCATCACTTCTCTCCCCTGAGAATCTTGACCTGAAATTACAACTCTTGGTTTCTGTAAAATCTCATCTTCATACTGCCCAATAAGGATAAGACCACCGATGAAGATTATTTTAAGTTCCATTATAGGATTAACCTCCTTCCAATCTGCTATTGTTAGAGCAACTGCTTCATCCCAAATTTTTCTTCTTCTGGCATCACCCATCTTATCCTTCTTTCCGAATCCAAAAAGCTGGGTATAGAGTTTTACCATCTCCAATATAGTGTGTTACAAAATCAAGGGAAACATGCTGTCCTAAAAACCTTACAGATAACCATTGCATTACCCCAGTTTCCTCAATGGTCTCTGGATGGAGAATAACACAGCCAGGCGTAATGGAATCAATTTTCATCTCAACCTCCTTTATAATAAAATTGAGAGACCAACAGAGAGAGCTAAATTGTTTACAGAATGCCTTCTGGAATCTCTACACCAGCCTTCTTGAGAGTCTCTGCGAGTCTTGCTTGCAGTTCTGGCGTGAGCTTCCCAGTAGCCTTTGCAGCGATGATCATCTTTCCAATTGACAGAGCACCTGTAGCAGGTTTTCTCAACTTATTGATTGCATTTGTCTTCCACTGGGCATTGAAAACTGCAAGAGCCTCCTTCTCTCCCCCAGCGAGTTTCTGGCAATCTGCCCAGGTGTCTGCTTGCTTGCATGTTCCTTTCTGATCTGGTTGCCCCTTACTCTTGGCAACGATCTGTTCGTCTTTCATAGAGTTAGTTCCTCCTTTAAATGCTGAAGTTACGTTGAAAGTTAAAGTGGTCTCTCTGTTAATCTCTCTCAAGTTAAGGCTGTCTCGTTGAAGGATTCGAACCTTCTTTGCTATGGCAGTAGTCCTGATGCAGCTCTCCATAGTCTCGTTGCCTCAAGTGTTTTCACCAGAACACCACACGAGACAGTAATTTATACTGAGTATAGGTCGAACTTCGACCTTAGCTGACCATTCCTCCTCCACCTCTCTTCTTTGTAATAATTCTGACACGATTGTCCTTGATGGGTTCAGGATCATTCTCTGTTCCCTTTCGGGTTACCTGATCAACCTTTACCACCAATGGTCTCCCCTGAAATACCTCCTTATCAGGAAGCTGTGTTCCTTGGATCTGCATCCCCGTTCCACTGATTATATTGACGATGGTGAATGTGGCTGTATAATCCCACTGTTTGGTATCAGGATCAATCCACGGTAGTTGTGCATATACGAACAGATTGCGATTCCCCTTTACTTCAAGGTCAGGTCTGTTTATGATCCTTAAGGTAAATTTCCACTGAGGTCTTCCTGACTGTTGGACAGGTGAATCATCAACCTTATCAATCACCGTTTCATAGGTTCCATCAGGAACCAACGGTGGCCTTGCTAACTTCTCCAAATCTTCAAACCCTATTCCGATGTCTATTGGGCACATATTCTCTTTCCTCCTTTTCTCTTTCAGATTTTTCAAACTCATCTTTCTCCTCAGCCCTCAACTGCCCTGATGATTTCCCATCCATTCTGATGATGGGAGCACCACAGGGACATTTGTTTCTTACAATGGTTGAGGGTGCTGGGAAGTGTCCATTGCTGCACTCAAACTCACTCACAAGGTCACCTCCTTTCTCATCTCAGCTTCTCCATCTCCCCTTTGATGTGTCTCTCTTCCTTCCTTAAGCTCTCCAACTTCTTCTCCTCCTCCTCGATTGCATCCTGATAGCCTTCAAGGAGCTTCTGCCAATATTCTAAGGCTTCTGTTCTCTTCATCCTTCCTCACCTCCCTTCACTCACAGGACATTTGACCTCTGTAAATCTCTGCAAAGTTTGGTTTGATCTTGATTGGCAGGTCATCAAACGATCTCTGCCTGATGATCTTCAAGAACATCTGCGGAGAAGTCTCAAACCAATATTCCTTCTTCCCTGTCATCGTTGACACTGAAACATAGTAGATGTCATCGATCATACTTAATACGATCCCAGGAAGTTTCTTCCCATAGAGTAAGATGGTCTCCTGAATCTTCCCAACAATCTCATCCTTCTCTGACTCAACATGGGTAGTAAGGATGAAATCAAAAGGGATGTGACAGCAGACATCTACAATCTCTCTGATCTTCTCAATAGCCAACCCATAAGTATATTGGCTGGTTCCTTTCCCTGTATGTCCTGCAAGGTTGACCTCTCCGTGTAAAACATACCATTGTAACCCAGTAAGGGAATCCGCTGCAAAGTGGCACACCCCTCTCTCCTTATACGCTGCCACCTTACTTTCCATATCATTAATGTCCTGTGCAAAATCAAAGAAGATTTTAGAATCAAAAGAGGTAAGCATTCCAACGTTGAGAGGGGTTGCATATTCAGAGTAGTCAATAACCAAAATCTCATCCTTCTTCAAGATGTCATCCTTCTGTGCAAACCACTCTCTGGATGTTTTGTAATGTTTAAGCTTCTTCGGTCTCCTTCCAACTTTCTGTGCTTTGAGTAAGGCATCTCCTTCCCTCTCTAAACATTTCCAACCCCCAGAGTCAAAATTGAAATCTATTAGACCTCCTGATAATGTCTCAAAACTTGTGGTTTTGCCACCTCCTGGCTCACCAATCAGAACTATATTTTTTTTACTCATCTTTTTACCTCCCAATGTCTTGATAGATCAGCAAGAACATGAGCTACCGCATCTGTGATTCTTTCAAGAGCAATTGTAGTAGCAGGGATGTACTGACTGATTATTTTGTAAGCATCATTTACTGCTTTAAGTTTTACCATCTCTTGCTCTGCTATAAATGCTTGTGTTTTTAAATAAGCAATTTGATCCTCTAACTGTTTAATTGTCTTTTTCATTTCTCTCCTCCTTTCTTCTTATCTGATCGCCAATGTGCAGATCCCCAAGGTCTTTCCTTTGGTCTGTTTGAGTATGACATGAGGGGTATCTTGGTTATGATCTTAAACGCACCCATCCTACAGTTTGGGCATTGGCATACTGTTTCTGTTGATGATGTAACTTCTTCAAATTGATGATGACAACTTTCACATTCCCAATCATAGAGGGGCATCTTCCAACTCCTCTCCTGGTATCTCTGATGGATCTGCTTTTAATGGTTCTAAGATCATTTCCATTTTTGTTAAGGCATCTTTCCAGTTAGTTGTGGAGACCGAGATTCTTGGATCTATATAAATCCAACATTCAGTCTCTATTTTTCCAGATGAATATTCTACCAGTTCGTATCTGATTGCATGATACTTTCCTTTTGCTAACTTCTTTAACTCATCCTTTGCCTCTTTAAATGTCATTTGCTTTCTCCTTTCTTCCTTCCCTCCTTATGGATCACCGTCAACTCATGGGAGTCTGTCCAATAAACTGATTTCTTTTTCCCTGTTGGTTCATGAGCAAGAAAGTCTTTAGTGAGAAATTCCTTGATCATTCTTGCAAGGGTCGTCTTAAAATCACCTTCAAACTTGATGATCGTTCTTAGGTATTTCATCTCTTTCTCCTTCCTAACTAAGAAAAGGCTTCTCTGAGTTGGGATCTTTGAATTCAAACCTTCCTTCCATCACCTTTCCCTCTTCCAATCCCAATGACCGTCTCAACTCCTCTGCAAACTCATCGAGGGTATTCTTTTGTTTTGGCTGCACTAACATCCATCCCTTCCTCACCCCCAGTGACCCAAAGATATGATGGTTGATCGCAACCAGATTCCACCAGAGATCCCAGAGCATTATTATCGATGGGCATGATGATGCCAACACCTTCGTACAATTCTTATCTGTTGGGATGAGTTGGTAGAGGAATCTCTCTTCCTCACTGAGGGTATCTCCCAGAATGACATCCCCAGTTTGCATCTCATGCCCTGGTTCAGATGGATGTGCCATGACATCCTTTATACATTCCTCCCCAATGAAGGTAGTAACGAGATCGATCCACATCTCTCTACGTCTCTTGGTCATATCAGTCATCTTGTACCTCCACAATCTTTTGATCATCTGGGTGCTGAACAATCAGATTCCCCTTGGTCTGTTGTGCCCCCATTAAGAGAGCAGCCCCAAACAGTTGCCATTCTCCAACATCCATGATTAGAGTTCCTGTTAGTTTAAGATGATCTTCATCCTCACCTATAAAGACTCTTGTATGGATGTGAGGACCTCTTCTTTCATCCCTTAATTTAATTATCATTCATCCTCCTCCTTCTCCTCCCCCACTCCAACGTAGGGCACCCATGCCTTTACCTCATAAATCCCTGCTGCCAGGAGAGGTTGCAATATGCTCTCTGGATCTTGTGCAAGGCAAAGGTCGAGATACTGACATTTCCCCCTGTATGCTGTACAATAGTGAGGACTATGTTTCACCCATATGTTGCGAGAGGTAGAATCCTCAATCTGATGAATTGTCTGCAACACTTCCTTCTTCCACTGTTCCAATTCGATTGGTGACCGAGAGGTTGGCATCCTGACAAAAGTCTCTCTCTGTTTCTTTGCATACACCAGCTTTCCTGACTTTCCCATAACCTTTGGCACCGATTTATCAATCTCTTCATCCGTAGCATACACCCCAATCCCATTGATCATATATCCCAGGATATTCTCATAGACTTGATTGAGATAGTAGATGTACCCAGTGATCTGATTGTTTGGTTTAACGAGTAGGCGGTGAAGGGAAGAGGTAGTCTTATGATCAAATCCATAAACCCCTTTTGGGTTTGCCCATTCAACAACTAAATCTAATCTAACAGTATAAAGGTACTCTCCAATCTCACAGGCACCACCAACTTCTGGATCAATTACGTTAAAAGGCTCATGACGATATCTAAGAAAGTAGTTTGAAAGTATCTCCAACCCTTTCCCAACCGTTCTCTTCTCATCCATATCATGTTTGTAGTTGTTGGTGAATATCTCAAGAGCTTCTACAATAGCTTGGTCGGTCATCCCTTCCTTATAGTAATGTTCCAGTGATTGATGGATGCAAGAGCCAAAGTCAGCTGCGACCTTAATATCACCTGCTTTGATGATCTGTTTAGCTATTCGATAGTGGTAGTATTCCTCGCAGTTACGGTAGCAGTCAAGAGCATAATTATCCCAGGTCTTTGATTCTAACCCAATAGCAACTTGATTCATTCTTCCTCCTTATAATTATTGACAGCCTTAACAATAAATTCAGCATCTTCTTCTGAGAGGATAGCACCAGTCTCATCTGATCCAATAACAGTAATTGGGTTATCTTTACTTCCTGCACTTACAAATTGATCACAGTATTCTCCATGAAACAGTTCGTAATCATACTGGCATTCTGGTGGTCCTGGATGATGCATCTCATGTGATTTGATATGACATCTACCTTCCCAACTTCCAATAAACCAAGGTAGTGGTGTATGTTTCATCTTTCCTCCTCTGCCAACCATCCCTCTTTCATCTTTCCATAAAGTTCTTCAATCTCTTTTTTAAACTCTGAAGTTGTTTCCTTATCAGCTTCACCCTCATGCCATTCAAATTCATGAGCACCACAAAGAGGGCAGTATTTAGAGTCATCCTCCATAGTTAATCTTCCTTTCCTTCTGCCAGACCTGCCTCCGATAATATATTAAACATCTCCTCCAGTGTCTCTTTACTGCGACCTTTCAGCAACGCATCAAGAGACTTCTTCTTTCTCTTTGGCTGTGCAAATACGATTTGTCTCTGTTCATTAACCACCTGAATAAGGAGGGATGGGAGAAGTTTCTCCTGTTCATCTGCGAGTTTGACACAGTCTGAAAGAGGAAGCTTCTCCCACTGTTTGGGAGGGGCATCTAACTTCTTTGCGATCACCTCTTTCTCACCCACCTCTTTCACAACATAGAGAAGGTCTGCGAGAGGGGTGATGAGAAAGATGAGACATCCTTTTTTAAGTTCCTGATTCACTAACCAATTCCCTTACATCTTTCTGTTTAATTGTAACCAACGCACCACAATTTCCCCCAACCCACCTTTCATCCTCAACTTCAATCTCTCCTTCAAGATTGAGGCAGGAGCATGGTCTAATGAATTCCAACTGTGAATCTTTCAAGGTCATAAAGATTGTTGAACATTCTGAGCATCTAAAATTAACCAAAAAGTGATTGCTCATCTCTAAGATGACTTCCTGTAAGGTCATTTTGGAGTCTCCTCCAACCCAATCTCCCCCAGATTTTTGATCTCTCTTGCTACTGCTATTCGACCAAAGAAATCATCACCTGTAGCAACAACATCTTTAAATTGGACCTTTATACAAACAAGACTATATTTGGTAGATTCTTCTGAACTATTCATTTGAAGCCATCTAAGGATTGGTTCCTTATTTAAAGCACAGTGGAATCCTGTTGTATATTTATCCCCCCTACCAATTGTTTCATTTGATTGATCTTTAATCCAACAGTCTTTTAGATATTCTACCATCCATTGTCTATGCGTGCAATCCCAGCAGAAATATCTTCTCTTCTCTCCTTCACCCTTTACTGCTACCAACTTATAACCAATGTCAGTATTAATAGATGGAGTTGGATCAACCTTATCTAAGCACATAATAATCTCCTTTCCTTGAGATATTTATTTAGGATTCCCCTTCTGACTGGTGGTTGGTTTCCTCTGCAGAATGGTCTTCATCATTGTCCCTTTCATCTCTCCTGTTGTAATTACATAATAGAGAACAGCTTTCCCATCATACCTTATCCTTAACTTTTTAAGGGCAAGGTCATAATCACCTGGTTGAATTCTCACCTTCTTTGGTTTATCCATCTATCTCAGCCTCCTTAACTGCTTCAATTATCGCTTGATTTCCATCACTATCTGGATAAGCAATACCAAGATTGTATCCATGATCCTCTGATGCCCAGATCCAAACCCCTTTGCACCCAGAAGGAATGATCGTAATAACCACCCCTGCTGGTCCATCAGTCTGGGTGTATGCTGTGATCTTTTTCAGTTTCATTTCCCCTCCATCCTGTGACAAGTGTGTTACAACCATATGGAACCTTAGATTGGATTGCATACTCACCTGCAACCAATCTATAGGTCGAAGTGTGACCTTTACTCAGCAAAACAGACCTGAGAGGAATGTGAAGAGTGACGCTGAGATTGATTACCACCGTACAATAATCATTCTCGTATGGTCTTTAATCTTGTCATCCCTCTCAGATCAAAGTAGGATAATAAATGATAAAGTCCGCCATTTATAACTTTAATATTAACATGGACTTATTCCTTTTGTCAAGAAAAAAATGTGTAAGATTTCCCTTTAATTTCAATAAGTTAAAAGGTTTTTTAAGAATGATAACTTTAGCCATTTCCTTTTATTAATGTTTTAAAAATTCAACAATCTTTGGCTCTAACAAAAGATGCCCTTTTTCTGCATTACATTGATGGCAACAAGAAATTAGATTCTCTTCTGTTGAAGTTCCTCCTTTGCTAAGAGGAATGATGTGATCAACAATAAGGGAAACATTTGGATCTGTATGTGGTGACTTTCCACAATAATGACATCGGAATCCATCGCTTGCAAAAATTAAAAAAGTAGGAATGAAACCATCTCTAACTTTTTTAGTTGCCTTTTCTGCACATTTGGGTGAGCAATATTTACGAGATTTTGAATTAGATAAAAATTGTTTTTTACAAATTGGACAAATAGGTATAATATCCAATGGAATCATGGCTTCTTTTTCTATTTCAAATGTAACACTTGTATAATCTCTTTTTGACATCTTTATATCTCCCTCTTATAATCACATCCTAAGATCAACGTATCCTCATCTTCAATCTCTTCACAAGGATGATCTCTACAAGAAAGACAAAACTCTTGTTTTACTTCAGTTTTCATTTCCTTTTGTTTCCTTCCTTACCACCTTACTCACCCTCTTAAACCAGTTGAGTGAGTTAAATCTCCCTCCCTGAGTATAAGCAGAGAGAAACTTCTGACACCAGAAATGTGAGCTGTAATAGGTGTAATCAACCCCTCCAACCTTGACCTTAATCAGATTGGGATATTCATAACTTATCAAAGAGAGTTGTTTCATATTCACCTCCCAAGAATCCAGATGAGGGCAAATGCAACTGTCAACCCAACACAAAACCAAGTCGTTCTCTCAACTACTTTAAACATTATGATTCACCTCCTCTCCTTTCTCAAATGGGATCAGAAGAAAGCAAAGGATGCACAGCCATCCTCTGATTGAGACAATCATACTCTGTCTCCCTTTACACTTAGGATTGGGACAGTCTTTAAAGCGATCCATCTTTGATCTCCTCTCCTTCCTCCAAGAATCTAAAATCTGAATTGCAAGTAGTATTTCTTGCAGAACAGATCGGGCAAAGCACACTTAACATTTGAACAGCCTCAAATTTCGATATAACATTAAGGGATGCTTGTCGGTGAATAAAAAGATATAGTAAAGTAAATCTTTTTTCATAGGGTAAAAGCATTTTTCTGGTTGACATATTAACCTCCTTTCAATTTTAATCACAGTAAATACAACATTCTGCTATCCCTTCATCCCAAATTATGTATCTTGCTTCCACCCATTGATGACATCTGGGACACCTGATTAAACCTGCAATCATATTTTTAACATCAGTGATGTGACCCATCTCTCCTCCTCCTCACCACCTTCTCACTCACCTTCTCCACAGGTCTCCAAGGTTTGAGAGGTTCGATGGTGACTTCTATTGTAACTCTCTCTTTCTTCTCTGTCAGTATCAATGACGCTGTATAAAGGTCTTCATGTTGGTACTTCCATCCGATGGTTTTGGGTTTCATCTTATCCTTTCTCTTCATCATTATTATATAAATCTATTACTGTTGCAATCGCTTCCATTATAAGGTCTGGATCAGGTGCAGCAGGATAAGTTGAATCTAAATAGTTCTGAGCAATATCTCGAATTCTTCTAAAATAATCATCGATTGACATTAATCTCACCCCCCAACCAATCTGCTTTTTCATCTTACCTCCTACTTAACAGAGACAACAACCCCATCCTTCATCTCAACCTGTGCGTACCATGTGTGAGGTGCTGGATAGTGTAGACCTTCCACAAATTCTCTTCCATTTTCTTGTGGCTGTCCTAATCCTGGAGCATAAAGTCTAACTTTATCTCCTTTTTGGACAGCCTCTTTAAGAGCCTTCTTGGTCTTGAAATTGGTTTCTGTATACATGATTTCACCCCCCCTTCCATCCTATCCTTTTTGGTTTCATCTTAACTTCCTCAATCTGGAAGCCTTTCTGCTCTTCCATTGGTGAATCTATAATTAACTGTCTCCTCTGATGGAAGCACCTTTGTCTCCTTCACTGCCATCCACCTTGAGGAGAGATCGTTCCCATAATCCTCTGCCTCTTTCTCTGTCTCAAAACAGAGTGCATTAGAGATAAATTCGGTGTCACCTGCTGTCTTAACTCCAAGTTTGAATCCCATCTTTCTCCCTCCTTTCTTATTTTCTGTAAAGGTTCAACCCTAAATGGATGTCTGAATGATCTGGGATTGAAACATTCCCTGCTGTGGTTGCGATGATTGCTGACTTCCCTGATTTTGAACGATCAAATTCCTTTGTCAGATTGATAGTAATGATAAGATTCTCACTCCCATCATTCTCCTTAACTACAACCAGATTGATGTTCTGCATACTATCTCACCCCCCTTCCATCATCTGTTTTAATTCTTCTTGTAACTCTATTGGCAAACTCTCCCAAAACTTCTCTTTTTTTGTTTGTTTCTTTCCCTTACCCTTAGATTGTCTCCTTGTCGAAGGATCTGCCTTCCATCCTCTCACCCCTGCCCCTCTTGTATCTACAAGGATGTGTGCAAATGAGCATTTGGGATACGGCCAGTCCCATCTGCAGTATTCACATCCCTGTCTTGGATAGTAAGCACATTCATATAATAACTTCTTATCAACTTTGTGACCATGACGTTGAAACTCTTTGATGTAAGGTAAACGGGTGGAGATGTGAGGGGGTGGGCCAGAGATGGTATGGTCTTTCATCTGTGTCTCCTAATTTGTAAGAGTTAATGTAACTTCAATTCCAAGCTCCTTTGCAAGTAAGGGAGCTAACTCTTCCCTATCTTTCTGCGTGAGATTTTTAAGTTCTGCGATAAATTGACCTAACTTTTGATCTGGAAGTAACTCAAAATACTTTTTATAAGCAACAGCAAAGGATATTTTGTCTGTCATCTTATTCACCACCTTTCCTAACTGGCTTATTTTTCCATCTTGACACCTTAAATATAGCATAAAGAAAAAGGAATGTCAAGAAAAAAATGCATTGAAAATGCCTATACTTTCAAAGACTTAGAAGATTTCCGAAAATAGTCAAAATTGTCTTAAAAAGGAAACAATTTACTCCGATCCTTCATTTACAATCTCAAATGGATCTTTCTCTGGGATGTAGACTTTACTCTCAGCCTTCTCTTCTGCTCTAAGGAAATCTCCCCACTCTTCTTTCTTCTTTTCTGGTACGAGTTTTATTGGTGCTTCTTTTTGTGGGGACAAATACCATTGTTTTAAACTTGAATTTGTTGCTCTAAGAAAAGGATCATCTTTATCAAAAGGTTTCTTAATAACCTTTTTATCTATCGGTGATTTCATCCATCCAATCTCTATTTCAAATCCTATCATTTGTAAGAGAAGAAAACTTTCTCTTTGTTGTTTAGATAATCTGCCATTTGCATACTTTGCTTCAATCAATTTAACTCTTCCACCTTTACAGGCAATAAAATCTGGCCAAGCTATCTTAAACACCTGCCATCCCTCTTTTTCATACTGACCTTTGATTAATCTCTCACTTGCTGTTAGCATATGATCCTCCTTCTTAACTTCTTTGACTTTTAAATTGTGTAATATTATTAACTACTTATACCTTATAGCACACTTTCTTATATTTGTCAAGTGTTTTCTTTCTTAATAATTTCAATGACTTATACGTCGCCTACTTCATACTTATCATCTCCCGCCTTCTTCCCTTATCCCCTCCCTACCCTTTAGGTCACTTTTCGACCTATACTCACCCTCTCCTCCTCTGATCCTTCCTTTGATCTTTCTCTCTTCCTCTTCTTTCTCTTATATATATAAATAATATATATGATAGTAAGAGAGGTAAGAGAAGTAAGAAGAAGAAGGAAGGGAAGAGAAAGTAACTAAAAAGGGAGTGAATTGTAAGTCATTGATATCATTAAAGGAAGTAGATTTCCTTAATATTAAGAAAAAGATGGTAACTTATAACATATTGAAAGTATTAAGGAAAGTGAAAAGTAAAGAAGTTAACATAACTCATCCCTTCTCTCACCTGATTTCCCCTTGCAATCTTACCTGTTGGAAGAAGAGGGGATGAAAGCTGATACAAGGTGACAAAAATTGGCTCAAGTTTGTGAAAAGAAAAACTTATCTCATCCCAAAAAAAGACTTGACAAGCATTTTAGAATGTGATACATTGAAAGCATAATTGAATAGCGCAGACATTGAAAATTTCTTGTATGAGAAATGAAACATTCAAAGTCTGGCCAAAACACAAATTCTAAAATGAAAGGAAAGGAAAATGGAAAAAGCAAAAACCGGAGTTAAAATTGAATTGGAAGATGGTAAGGCTATTGACATCAGCCACCTAACCCTTGACTTTCTTGCTAAGGGACTTCCAAAATTCAAATTGGATGGAAAGGAAAAAGAAGGCAAGTTTACAAGTCTAAGTCTTAAACGAGGACTTATCAAAGACACTCCCACAGAGTACGTCGAGCGGAGAGTGTTTAAAAATGCGGACACAGATGTCGTAGTCTATGACTTGCCTCTTCCTTTAACTATTGCACAAGCAACAGCCATGTATGGCGAGTCTGACGTGCTTGATGCAATATGGACAGCCAAACGGATCAAGACCGACGCAAGCAAGGCAGGGAAAGGGCAAGCCGATCCCATAGTCTCCCTTGTCCGCAAGGCACAAAAGGGAGAGACATTAACCGTACCAGAAAAGCAACTGCTTGCAAAGTGGTACGCTGGGATGACAAAAGTGAAGTAAACAAGAAGTTTAATATATTAAACTGGGAAGCAATTAACATTCTTGCTTCCCTTTTTTTATTCCCATTCTCCTCTGTTGTATCTTTCAAACATCCTATCTGCTACTTGCACTCCCAAACATACCTCTATAGTACCAAGGTGGCAAGTTTAGGGGCGAAAAAACAGAAACAGACCTCATCCATAAATTTTTTGGCCTATGACCTGTGATGTAAGAATGGCTAACCTTAGCTATTTTGTGATAGAAAGTGATAAGGTTTACACTCTTTCTTCGCCTCCCCCCTTCCCTATCCCCTTCTTTCTAAAAATAACACTTGACAAGTGCCTTTATTATGTTATAGTGGGGGTAGAAAAGGGAGAGGTCTAAACATTCATGCCTTCAAACGAACTGCAAAAGTTGACTCCGAGACATAGAGAGATGATGCTTAGGTTGCTGAGAGGAGAGAAGGATAAGACGATCTATGAGGATATGGGAATCTCTCAAAATCGCTTCTCTATCATCAAGCACTCCCCCCTCTTTCAGATTGAATTGAATAAGATGATGGCAAAGAGAGAGGAGAAGCTTTACAGTATTCAAGATAACTTTCTCGATGCGGCTGAGTTAGGAGTGAAGTTTCAGAAGGAGGTGTTAGAGTCACAGCCAGGGACTCATACAATTGAGCAGAAGCTGAAAGCTGCAACAACAATGACGGTGCTTGCATCTCGCCTCCTTCGACCAGGACAGCCATCAAATGGGAATGGTGATTTAAATGAAAGTGGGCTGAGCTACGAAGAGAGATTGAAAAGAGTGACGATTGAGGAAAGTATTAGGACTGTGACTCACCCTCAACCTCAGGAGATTGATCCTATTGAGATTGATACCTTACTCGCAGGAGACTATCCTCCTTCCTCTGAGTTAGAATTAGGGAATGAAGAAGATATCCTTTTTGGAGAGAGTGAAGTGGAAGATGACATCTTCAACCCACCTGTTAAAATTGAAGAAACTCTCGCTCGAGCAGGAGGAGAGAAAACTTGATCGACATCACCAGATTGAAATATTTTGATTATTATGCCCCCAACCTACTCAAGATCAAAACTGAGAGAAGGCAGGTCGTCCCTTTCATCTTCAACCCAATCCAACAAAAATTACATAAGGTCTGGGAGTGGCAACTCCGTACTACAGGGATGGTTAGGATTGACATCCTTAAAGCAAGACGAGAAGGGCTTTCAACTTATGTTGAGGGAAGACTTTTTCATCAAACAGTTACAATTCCCAATACAGGAGCTTTCATCATCACCCATGATAAACCTTCCCTCTCTAAAATTTTTGACATGAGTAAATTATTCTGGAAAGAACTTCCTCCTGCCTTTCGCCCGATGAAAAAATATTCAAATAAGACAGAATTAGTTTTCGAGAATCCAAATGAAAAAGCTGGTTTTATTAATCCAGGATTACGATCAGCAATTGAAGTATTCTCAGCAAATACTGTTACAGCCTCTCGAAGTGGTGGTTATGCAATTGGACACAATTCTGAAGTTGCATTTTGGGAAAATGCTGAGATCCTTATTACTTCAACAGTCCCTTCCATTCAAGACCTCCCTGGCACCATTATTGTAAATGAAACGACAGGAAATGGTCGATCTGGTTACTTCTATGAACACTGGCAGAAAGCAAAACTCTCCCTTAAATCTCAAAGAAAACTCTCTAAATTTTATCCCATCTTCTTTTCCTGGTTGGAATTTCCTGATTATTTAACTCCTTTCCAAAATGTTAATGATAGGCTAACCTTCATCGCTACGATGGATGAGGAAGAGAAATACATCCAACAAAAATTCAAAGCAACTCTTGAACAGTTAAACTGGAGAAGAGGAAAGATCCTTGATTTTTGTTCAATTGTTGAAACAGATGCTACTGAGAAGTTTCACCAAGAGTACCCTTGTGATGATGAGGAAGCATTCATCGCTAAGGGGACTCCTTATTTCTCGAAGAAGAAGCTTTTAGAGCTTAGAAATAGATGTAGTGAACCAAAGGAAAGAGGAGACATTTCTGGGGTAGGGTTTGTGGAGAATGAAGATGGTCCCCTTTCTATCTGGGAACGTCCAGTAAAGGAGTTTGAATATGTGATTCCAGCAGATGTTGGGGAAGGGTTAGAGGGAGGAGACCCTTCAACAATTCAAGTCCTTAAAGTCCCAAAAACCAACCCTCTTATTGAACAAGTTGCTGAATGGAAAGGGTGGATCGACCCTGTCCAATTTGGTGGTAAGTTGGTTGAAATGGCGAAATGGTATAATGATGCAATGATCGTCCCAGAAACAAACAATCATGGTTTTACCACCCTGAATGAGATCAAACAGATTTATTGGAACATTTACAGATGGCAATATTTTGACAGATACAAACATTATGAGACTGAAAAGTTAGGATGGCAAACCAGCATTGCAACCAAGCCCCTTTTATGTAGTTATACAGCCTCATGTCTCAATGCAGACATCCTTATCATTCACTCTCAATCTCTCATCGATGAGATGCTTTCCTTTGTCAGAAACCTTACAAACAGTGGTGAAGCAGATTACAACTGTCATGATGACCTGGTGATGGCTTATATGATTGGGGTGTTTACACTGGCACACACCCATCAATCAGGAAGTCTCCTTCAGCAACTGGGAAAGTTTCAAGAGGAACAGATTCAAGAACTTTCCAGTCAGGAGAATATTGATAAGGTGATTGAGAGGATGAAAAGGAATGATCCAACTAAGAGGGATATGGATTTAATAAGTGGAAGGGTGTTTGATGATGATGGAATGGTCGAGAGTGGAGATAGAAGTTGGTTGAATTATTAAAGTTGGAATAGGTCGAAAAGCGACCTAAACTCAGAAAGGAAAGGAGATCGATTATGAAACAGAAAGAAACTATTCTTCCCAGTGAGGTTATTGAAAGCTTAGAGGAGAGAATGCAGGAGTCATCAAGCTCACCCTCCTCGCAACCACAGACAGCTTCTGGCCCTGAACCCTTTAACCCAATCAATGACTCCTATTCAGGGTCTCTTGATGATGCTGCATCTCTCCTCCTTCGTCAGCTTGTCCCATCTGTGAGGGATTATGCTTTTGAACTGGCAGACATCACCCTTAAAATTCCCAGATGGCAGTTGGTGTTGGGATCTGTCCTCTCCCAATATAGCAGTGGCAACCTGCAAGCACCTGAGATTGATCCAAGCTGGAGACAGATCGAGGTGGTAAGTGGATCATCAATCTGTGGAAAAGGTACTCTTGATGGATGTAAAAGACCTTTCACACCTCAGAGATATGGAGAAATGTTTTGTTCTCCTGATTGTGGGAATAAGGCGAGGAAGAGACAGATTGATGAGATCAATCAGAAGAAGGCTGATGAGCTTAAGTTAAGAAGAAGGATTGAAGCAATAGAAAAAGGAGAGACTGTTACAGCATGATGACTTTTCTCTTATTCCTTTCTCTTTATTCAGCTATCCTTTCCACCATCTTATTCATTCGATGGATGAGATTGCTGATTATAAGAGGAAAGATTAGGAAACAACTTAGAATTCCTGATCTTCTTCCTCAAAATCCAAATCTTACTCATAATACTCTTCTTACCCCATTTGGGCAAGCAATCAAGGATATTGAAGAGGAGTTAGATGGTGAGGTGGTGAGGGGATTTGAGATTGAGATGGAGAGAGAGGAAGGAGAAGGGATTGAAGAAACTGTTGAGGAAAGAGAATGGCAGGAAGAAGAAAAGATCCGACAGCAGAGGAAGGGAAGAGGTAAGTAATGGCTCTATCTGAACAAGAGACTAAACTCAGTCGCTACCTTGACTCTCTCTATGTAGAAGGAGCAGCAAGCAGAGCTGTTGCCAGTAAGAACTGGGAGAATGCAATCAAGGTGATCAAAGGAGAGACCTGGCCAAGTAAGAGACCAAAGTATAAGATCAGTGCTGTTATGAACTTCCTTGGACAGATTGTAGAAAGGAAAGCAGCTCTCCTTACAGATAGCAGACCAACCATCTCTGTCACTTCTCGTAAGGCTAAGGATGACCCCATCTGTGACCTTCTTCAAAAGACGATTGGAGGTATCCTTGAGGAGAAGAACTTTGAGCAAAAGATCACCGAGTTTGTCATGCTTGAGGAATACTTTGGGTTCGCCCTTTTTAATACTTGCTTTGATCAGAACCTTGATTATGGAAAAGGGGATATTGATTTGGTGGTGATCGATCCTCGTTGCTTCATCTTCGATCCCTTTGTCACGAGAAGCTGGAACCTTCAGCACGGAGAATATTGTTGTTTAGAGACGGTAAGGCCGACAGAGCTTCTCTGTGAAACTTACAAAGAGAGAAGGGATGATATCAAAGCAGACATCTCAACAGGCACAACAAAACCCGACTCTCTTGTGCATAAGCTTAGACAACTCTTCCAATTTGATAAGGATTCTCCCAATCAGAAAACTTCTGTAATCCCACGCTCAATCGTAAGGGATTGGTGGGTGAGAGATCGTACTACAAAGAAGGGTGAAGGATTAGCCTTCCCAAATTGGAGACATATCCTCATCGCTGGCGGTGTTCCTGTTGCTGATGGAGTCAACCCTTATCTCGATGGCAACCTCCCCTTCGATGGAATGGAATGGGGATTTAATGTTGATTCAGCATATGGAACAAATGAGATTGATCAGCTTGAAAATCCTCAGGTTATGTTCAACAAGGTGCTGGCTTCGATCCTTGAGAATGCCATCCTGATGAGTAATGGGATTTGGATTGGAGATAGGGATGCTCTTACAGAAGAAGGTTGGAGGAAGCTGAGTAATGAACCTGGAAGTCATGTAAGGGTGAGACCAGGTAAGCAGTTGAGAAGAGATGCTCCTCCTTCACTTCCTACTTACATCATGTCAGCTGCAGAGATGATGATCAATGGATTGGAGAAACTCTCAGGAATTACGGAGGTGACAGAGGGGAGACGACCTGGGCAGGTTTGTGTTGATCCGCAGACGGAATGTCTGACAAAGAGAGGCTGGAAAAAGTATAATGAACTTTTAGAAAAAGATGAAATCTATTGCTTTGATCAAAGAACAGAAGTTGGAATGTGGTCTCCTTTGATTGGCCTGGCTATTTATGACTGGGATGATGAGATGTATTCTGTTAAAACGGACAGGATGGATTGCCTTGTCACTCCTAATCATGGATGGTGTGTTGGAAATACTTCTGTTCCAGGGTATGTCCGTGTGGAGATGAAAGATATTCATACAGGTCATTTTATTCCAAATAAAGTAAGGTTAGTAGATGATGCTGTCCTTCCAAAACTCCATGATGCCTTTGTTGAGTTAGTTGGGTGGATTGTTACAGAAGGTTGTTTCAATATTGGAATAAGAAAAGAAAATGGAAAGTTAAGATATCGAGTTATTATTTCACAATCGAGAAAGAGCAATGAGGATAATTGTAAACGTATTTATAGGTGTTTAAAACAGGCGCCATTTAATTTTTCTATGTATGAGGATAAGCGAGGGAGTGGTGTTATTGACTTTACTATCCACGGTGAACCTGCAAGGTTATTGATGGAATGGCTTCCTGAAAAAAAATTAACTTATAATCTCATCAATCTCCTCTCAGTCTCTCAACTTGAACTTCTCTATGATACTATGTTGAGAGGTGATGGTTCTCGGTTTGATCCAACCAATGTAAAGTCTCAGGATATTTATTTTTCTTCGGATGTGGAATTAAGTAATCAGTTTCAGATGATAGCTACATTACTTGGTAAGGCTACAAATCAGAGAGAAGGAAAGGCTGATCTACGAGTGGAATCTCATAAGAAATCTTACTATGGCATTATTAATAAAGTAAGTTGTCGAAGAGAAGATCAAAATAAATGGCGGACTCTTTTAAAACACCGAGAGATACAACACTATCAAGGAAAGGTTTGGTGCCCTCAAACCTTAACTGGGACATGGATTGCAAGAAGAAATGGTATCACCTACCTCACTGGAAATACCTCAGGTGTTGCCATTGAGAGCCTTGCGATCATGGCCCAGACCACTATTAGGTTGAAAGCAAGACAGATTGAATCCCTCATTCAAAGGATTGGTCAGAAACTCATTCCTCGCATCTTTGCTTATTATACTGAAAATAGAATATTCAATCTGGTTGGGGAAAAGGGAGGATTTCAACAATATATTTTTGATAGAGAGGTAATTAGGCAGGCAGTTAAAGCTGATAGTCGAGGATTGGGAATATTTCAAGATTATCAGTTTAGGGTTGTCCCTGCCTCCTCCCTTGCAATGACCAAATGGCAGAAAGGGTTGATTGCAACTCAGCTATTCCAGATGGGAGCGATTGATCAAGAAGCCCTTCTCGAGGCAATTGAATTTCAACAGAGAGAGGAGATTATGGAGAGGATGGAATCTAAGAGCCAGATGATCCCAATGGAGGCAATTGTAGCAGCCCTTCAGGGTGACCCAAACAGTCAAAATGTCATGCAGCGAATTGCTCAGGTGATGCAGAAGCTTCAAGGGAAGGGAAAGCAAGGTGGTGGTAAGGGAGCACCAGCAAAGCTTCCTTCAAACTTACTCAGAGGGGTTCACAGGGAAACTGGGCTCCAAGAACCTCAGATTGGGAAATAGGAGATGTGATGATGAGAAATGGATTTGAGATTAAAATTTCAGAATCTGAATTTAAGGCAAAACCTCAAGGGGAACAAAATTGGATTCTTTTTCAAGGTGTGAGTTTGATTCGAGCTTGTGTAAACGACATTGATGAAAAAGGATGTGAATATGCGAGGAAGCGGAAAAAAGCTGGCATGTTAAAATTGGCCTCAGCAATTAGTGGTGGTGCTGTATTTGCCCTTGGTGTAATTTATCTTGTGTATCAATTAATTTATAAATAGATGAAAAGAAGGAGGTGATAAGAGATGCCAAAGAAAGGTGGAAAGACAAGAAAGCCTGGTGGGAAGAAAGGGGTGATTGCCTAACTTGATGAAAGGTGAAAGATGAAAGCAAAGGAGGTGTAAAAATGCCAAGAGATGAAAGGGGTGAAGGATTGCCTCCTCCTTTGAGAGGAGCAAGAACCTCCCCTGATATGCGAGAGGATGCTGGTGGTAGAGGTGGTGGTGGGGCTTATGGTAAGTTAGGGCAACTCGCAGGGATGGGGATGGAATCAGATACTGGAGGAGAGGAACAAGCAGCTCAGTTGGTAATATCAGCGGCCCAGCAACTCATGCAAGCAGCTCAACTCCATCCACAAATTCGACCCATGATTGAAAGGGCGTTAGCGGTGTTGAAGAGTGGTGTGGATGAGATGAGCGGAGGTGCAGGAGCAGGTGTTGGGGGAGAGGAAGAGATGGGTGGCTTATCTGAAGAGCCAGAAAAGAAACCCAAAAAGCGAAAGAGGATGCGACCTCCAACAGCCGAGGCACTAGAAGATGAATCAATGGGAGCAGGAGTGGGTTATTAAGATCACAACTAACCCTCCCTCTTCTCTAAACCCCAACCCTTACTTAGATACAGAGGGAAAGGCGAGAGGAACAAAGGAGACAACCATGATAAAAGAAAATTTTAATTGGAACCCATTTACACTTCTCGGTGAAACGCCATCTGGTCTACGTTTCAAAACCGAGTTTGGCGAGGGCGATCCAGACTTCGCAACCAAGGAAGATCTGGAAATCATCAATGCAAACCCACAACTTCTCAAAGCATATAAAGCAGTCATCTCTGGAGCAAACAAAAAGTTCCAGGAACGTGCTGAGAATGAAAAGAAACTCTTGAAAACAATCGAATCCCTCCAATCACAAGTTGGTGAATTGGATGGGGGATTGCAGGAGTGGGAGAACATGTACAGCCAGCATAAAGATGCTATTGATGCTGCAGTGATCAGCCGAACCAACCCAGACCTAACTAAAGGGAAGGGAAAAGGTGGGGAAGGAGATGAAGGAATGTGGGAGAAAAAATTCAACCAACTTGTTCAAAATATCAACCAAGTGGGGACTCAGATTGAGAAGAGACTTATTCATCAAGGAAGAATGCTTTCCCTTTCAATGCAACTGAATGACCTTTATAGGAAGAATCCTCAAATGGATGGTGAGAAGGTTTTGGACGCTGCTTTGAAGGGTGGAGAGACAGATCTCACTCGTGCTTATAATGATGTCTACCATGATGAGATCCTCAACAAAGAGGTGGAGACACGACTAACACCAAGATTGGAGGAAGAGCTTCAGAAACGTCAGACTCAAGTTGAAACTGGTTCTGGAGCAACTCCACTCAAATTTGAAATCCCAAAAGAGACCCCAAAAACTTGGGTTGATGCTGGACAAGAGTTTCTTAAAGAGAGAGCTGCAGAGGCAGCCAAGCCTTAACCTTTAACTTTGATGGTTAATAAAGCAGAGGCATAAACCTTGAAAGCAACCTTTTTAGAAACGAGAACTCTAAGAAGGAGGAAATAAAATGGCTTTAACTTATGATGATTTGGATGCTGCTGTTAAGAAAAAGTATCTTCCAAAGGCTATTGAGCAGATCTTTATAGGTAATGCTATCTTGACAAAACTCTTAGCCAAGAGTCAAGTTGTCTTTGATAGTGGATCAAAGATTGCTCAGCCTGTCATTTATGGAAAGCTGGCAAGCGGTTCTTACTCAGGAATGGATACTTTTGATATTGGTTACAAGAAGATTGCAACCTTGGCTGAGTGGAATTGGAAGAACCATCAACTCTTAAATTAGAGGATAGTGGCATGATTGATCTTGACTATGCTTATATTGCTGGATTTTTTGATGGAGAAGGAAGTATCTTGATTGCTAAGAGTGATCGATCTAAATTCAGACCAAATCCATCTCCTCTGTGGAGTTTAAGGATCACCATTTCAAATCAGCATCTTCCTGTACTTCAGTTGATGCATCAAGAGTTTGGTGGTGGTATGTATTCACAGACATCTGGAAAGAGTGGTGTTTATAGATTGATCCTTCAGAACAATCAAGCTGAGAATTTTCTCCGAAAAATTCAGTCTTACGTTAAGGTTAAAAATGATCAAGTAGAGTTGGCTCTTGCTTTTCAGGATCTCCGAAAGGGACGATCCTCACGAGTTCGATTAAGTGAAGATGAGAAGACTCTATATGATTCAATCATGTTTGTGATGAGAAACCTTAATCATAAACTCAGTCAAGACTTTCTTGAAAAACTGGGTGAATTCAGGGAAGGTCCGACTCATACCGTAAGGATGAAGGATAACCCTGAGCCAAGCTCCTTGAATGGTAAATATGTAGAGGAGAAGGTGCAGAGACTAACGCTTGAGGAACCTACCAATAACAGCGACACGAGTGCCCAGCCCGTAAGGGATGAGATAGTCCGACCTTCATAGTAATATGAAGATGCTTTGGATAAAGAGCCAAAGCGGTAACAAAGTGTATGTCAATGTCACCATCGCTGGTGACGATCTTGCTAAAACAGAAGGTGATGAGAAGATCATTGGTCTCCTTCAGGTTAGGATGGAAAATGCTACCCTCACCGCACATGATGACTTCGTGACCATGTTTGTTGGTGATGGGACAGGGAACTCATCTAAGGACTTCGATGGTGCTCTTAATGGATCTGATGATGGTACCATCTACGATTCCTATGGTGGAATCTCCAGAGCGAGTAATGTCTGGTGGAAGGGTTATGTGAACTCAACAGGTGGAGCAGCCACCCTTGACCTTATCAACCAAACCATCGGATCGACTACGATTGCTCAGAAGAAATGTGATCTTGCTTTCACCACACAGTCAATCTATGATAAGCTCTGGGCAAGGGTCCAACCTCAACAGAGATTTCTTGATAGTAAGAGCAAGCTTGCTGAGGTTGGTTTTACAGGGATTAATTTTAATGGTCATATGGAGATCATCGTTGATAACCATATCCCTTCAGGTTACATGCTCGGTTTCAATACTGATTACTGGAAGTTGGTTCTCAATAGGAAGAGAAATTTCTATTGGACTGCGGAGAAGAACCCTGTTGATGCTGATGCCTTAATGAATTAGGGCCATGATGAGGAAACTTATCAATGAATAACACTGCTATATGCGAGGAACTCCTTAAACCTTCAGATACCCAGAATGGTAAAAATTCTGAAGCTGGGACAATTCGCAGGGAAGATATCCAATTAGAGTTAGATCTTGCTTGGCTTGCAGGTTTAATTGATGGAGAAGGTTGCTTAACTACTCATTTTTGGAATGATAAGAAAGCTCCTACCAGACCTAAAACTCTTATTTGCTCTTTGGTTGTTTCAAACTCAAATAAATTGGCTTTGGAAAAAGCACAGCAAATTTACGAATCTATTGGTGTAAAAAGCCATCTTATTATGGGTAAGAGAGAGAACAGAAAGTTCTGGGTTGGTAGTTTATCTATCCGAGGGAATTATAATTTATCAACAATTATTCCTCGGTTGCTTCCTTATTTGGTAATAAAGAAGGATCAAGCAATCTCTCTATTGGCGATTGTGTATAGAAAAGTAACACTTGGAGAAAAGACGAATGGTAAAAGAGGCTTATCTCTTACCTATGATGAATTTATTCTAACACAAATAAAAAAGCTGCATGAACTAAAGCAAGAAGGAAGATATGATATCCCCTCAACGACTATACGCAGTGCCCTTTTAGATGTGGAAGGTGATGATATAGTCTGCTCTGCATAGTAATATGCAGTTAACAAAAGGATGTCAGACAGATGTTAACGATGGGAAATCTCATTTGCATCCAACCAAGAACCAGTTTTATCCTTTCAGGGTTAACATAAAGTGGAGAATGTCCCCAGGGCGCTTTTCCTTTCCTCCCTGGCCTCCACCAGTCAAGCACCCCTGACTGGTAAAAGAAGAGGGGTGCAACATTTCAACTCCGCCTTCTGAGACAACAGAGGGATGAGGTTGATCAAAACCAAAGGAGGTAAATCAAATGGCAGGCGAACAAGTTAGGACGATGAGAAGTCGGTTTGTGATTCCTAAACAATCAATCTATGAGGAATCATCGGTAGCACTTCACTCTCTCGGAGATTGTTGTGCACTCCCAGGTGGGAGAATCTTTGCTTACTGCAAAAATGGTGCAGTAGCTTTGACAGATGGATTGGTGGTTCAGGGAGCAGTTCCTATTCCTCTCCACCTTAACCAGACGGTTGCTGCTACAGCAGCAATTGGTGCGACGAGGGTATCTCTTACCCCTGGAGCAACAGGAGCCGCTGCAAACTATTACGCAGAAGGATATCTTCACTTTAACGAGGCAGCACCAGAAGGAACCTATTATAAGGTGAAATCCCATCTTGCAATCACTGCGAGTACTGCTTTTTGGGTTAACCTTTATGATCCTCTTTGGAAGGCTGCAACAATCACGACAAGTTATTGGACTCTTACTAAAGAGCCTCATGACTGTGTGGTTGTCCTACCATCTACAGGTACACCAACATCAAAAATCATTGGAGTCCCCATCATTGATGTTACTGCCAGTTATTACTTCTGGGCTCAGATCGCTGGCCCCTGTGCGGTGTTAGGACAGGGAACATTAGTTGTAGGAAACAGTGTTGGTCCTGGTGGTACTGCTGCAGGTTCGGTTGGTCCAAAAACTGCTTACACAGCACCAACCATTGGTGAGGTGATTCAGGTTAACGCTTCGACAGAGTTTTCTCTCATCTTCTTAAAAATTTCAGCATAAAGGAGGTGCAGACATGGCTGGTGCATATGCAGGAACATCAACGATTATTTTCAATACGGTGATGGGGAATAAGAAGGTAGCACTGTTGAAGGTGGATATTACCAACTACTACTCAACAGGAATCCCTACAGTCAAAGCAAGTGCAGGGATAGGTGTGGCTGAGGCTGTAATTGTCTTCTTTACAGGATTGTCAGATGAGGCTGAAAACCCATCTGTAGGAACCTATATCCCTTCAACCGACATTGTGTATCTTTACAATAAAGCAGGGGGCTCTATTGCAAACGATACTGATCTCAACTCAGACGCCATCCTGATCTATCTTCTGGTGATCGGGGTGTAAACAGAATTGAAAAAAGGAGGATTAAAAAATGGCATCTACAAATAGGGTAAGTCGAGAAAAACCACAAGCACTCGCTGACGCTATTGAGGCCTCAAACCGTGGGAACAGATATGGTGAAAATTATGTTCAGATGTTTCATGGGAAGAAGCACAACCTGGCAGATGAGGGATCGTACTTTGTTGCAACGAACCCTACCCTAAACACTGCGATTGCTTTAACAACCAGCATCACAACCTGGGCAGATTCAGGAGCAACCTCTTCTTCAGCACTCTTCATGAAGAATAGTGAGTTGAGAACAAACGCTTCTGCAAAAAGAGTCTATTTTGATTATATCAAGATGACTTGCGTTGGTGCTCCAACTTCTGCAACAGAATGGCAGTATGCGATTCATACCGATGATGCTGCTGCAAGATACACATCTGGAGGAACAGCACTCGTTCCGATCAACCCTAATGCAGATAGCAGTGTTGTTTCCATTGTAACAGGATATTTTGGAGCAGTTGTAACTGCTGCAGCGACTAACAGAAGGTTGGTGTCAAGAGGGATGATTCGACCATCCATTCCTGTTGTTCGTGATGAATTTATCATTGTCAGTGGTCCGATTGAACTGGGTGGCAGCTATGGAGCAGCAGCTGGCGTCCTGTCAAGGATTGTAGTTCCGACACCTCCAATCATCATTGGCCCACAGCAACAGATGGTTCTCAGTCTGTGGGGAGTGGCATGTGCTGCAGCTTCCACCTGGGAGTTTGAATTATGCTGGTGGGAGAGATAAACAACAAATCCCATCTCAAAGTTAACTGAGGTGAACCACCACCAACATGGGGATGGGCTTATAAGGATGGCAGGATGTGGCCTTCCACCAGTAATGGTGGAAAGTCCTGTCAATCCAATTTTATTTTGGTGAGTATGGGTAATGGATAAACTAATCATGATTGGTCTTCCCTCAAGTGGCTCAATCAAAGATGGAACCGTTGAAGGAATCTTTAATGCTCAGAGGGAGGGATTTCCCTGGCCAACTATCCTTAAAACGATGACTGGTCCTTACATTGATCACAATCAGATGAAGTTGGTTGAACTTGCGAGAGAACTTAAAGCAACTCATCTGATGCTTATTGAAACAGATAATGTTTTTCCTCCTTGGGGAATTGAACAATTGGTAGAATCTGATAAGATGGTAGTGGGAGCGAACTATAATTTCAAGACTTTAACACCTCCAGGTTGTAAGGAGGTGGGGGTTGCTCCCCTTATTAAACTTTGGGATGAGAATGGTGATCCGAGAAATATTACTATGGAGGAACTTCCAGATTTTTTGTCTCCTGTATATTCCATCCCATTAGGTTTTGCATTGATTGACATGAAGGTGTTTGATCGTATTGAGTTCCCATATTTTATTAACATTTGGAGAGGGAAGGTGTTTACTGAGGCAAGTGTTCATTTTTGTGAGAAAGTGAGAATGGGTGGGATGGAGGTGTGGTGCGATCCCACCGTCAAAGTTGGACATATTGGATCATATGCCTATTAAAGTTCCATATTTAATTGTAACTCCTTTCTATCGTCATTACTCTGCAGGGATACGGATGTTGCATAGGCTTTGTCATTATCTAAGAGAAGAAGGATATGAGGCTTATGTAAACACCGATTGCATAAACTTGGATTGGAATGAGGAAACCTGTTATCCTGAAGATTACCCCCGTTTTGCTAATGAGGGAATTATTATCTGCCCAGAGGTGGTGAAGGGGAATCCCCTCAATGGAAAGATCATTGTTCGTTATATCTTAAATCATCTTGGGTGGTCAGGAGGGGATAAAGAATACCCCACTGAAGATATCCTTTTTACCTGTAATGCTGAGACATTAGGTAAATATGTTCCTGATGGGCATATCCTTTGCATCCCTCTCATCGAAGACTTTTTCAAGGATGAAGGTCTGCCAAGAAAGGGAGGATGCTTCTTTGTAGGAAAGGGTATCTCCGTACCAAGAATCCCTGAGACTGAGGAGATGAAAGAGATCATAGGGATGAATCGAGAGGAAGTTGCGCATACCCTTAAAACTTCTACGATCCTTATCACCTATGATAATTTTTCGCTAATCATTGAAGAGGCAAAGAAATGTGGGTGCCAAGTTAGGATTGTTGGTGAGGAGATCTCAAGAGTTTCTTATGATGAGTATACAAAAGACTTTAATCAACAGTTGGATAATTTTATTCAAATCACCCAATCAGAGGCATTGAAAAGAATGGAGGAGAGAGATGGCAAATCATCCTGAAAGAGATCCAATGTTTATTGATACTGCAGGTGGCCCCTATTCAACAGGAAGGGCTACCAACATCTTTAAAACAGTTGAATGGGTTGGGCCAGAGGCAACTGAGGATCGAGCCTATGCTGTTGATAACCTTGGAGCAGTCATTTGTGATTTCAGATGTGATGTCCCAGGAAAGAATCAGTTTAAGCATTTTGGTGGGAAGGGGCAGGTGTTTGAAGGTCCCTTTACTGTCTCCATCTTGGATAGTGGTTACTTATTGGTTGCAAGAGTCTAAGGGAGGGATGAAAGATGGCACAGAAGATAAAAGAACCTCAAGCAAGATTTGGCTATCGTAAAAATCCTGCTTCTGGAAATTGGGAACCCATTACACCAGATATTGGGAGTGTTGTTGGGGATGGTAGAAAGATTGTGACAACTGCAGGGACTCGTGAACAACTTTCATCTTCTTCCACTTCAACTCTCAATGTTGTAATCCAAGCCGAACTTGATAACACTGGGGTTGTTGTCGTAGGTGGGATTACAGTGGTAGCTGCTCTTGCAACCAGAAGAGGGATTGGGTTGGAGGCAGGAGATAGTATATCGTTAAATGTAAGTGATCTCTCCCTGATTTGGCTGGACAGTATGGTGAGTGGGGATGGTGTAACTTATTTCTGGACAAGACTGTAAGAGGTGAATCATGCGTGATCATGGTGGGGGTTGGATAAGGGTAGGAATTCCTCCAAAGGGAAATCTGTATAAGACAGGACAACTTACTTGTTATACCATTGGAGATGATGGGGACAGACAGACTGGTATTGCTAAGAGGTATCAGATCAATACTACAGGGCAATATGCAGGCACTGTTAATGTTGATGAACCTGAATATGCCGCTGCGACCATTGCCTTTGCTGCTACAACCCCAGGGACGATTACTGACACAGCGAATCTCCTGGCGACATTTCTGACTGGAGATACAATAAGAATTCGTGGATCAGGCCTGAATGATGGTATCTATACCATCTCAACAGGTGGTGTTGCTGGGACAATCAGGACAACTGAGGCGACTGTGGCTGAGGCTGCTGGTGCATACATCACAATCTGTAAGAGGGCAACCCATTCTAGTAATACCGTAATTGATCTCAATTCCAGAAAGAGATTGGAATGGGCCAGATACGTCCAGACTGGCAAGGTCGGGCTTGCCTCAGATGGGAAATTAAATTGGTATGATGCAACAAAATGCTATACGTTGCATCCTGCCGCTGCTGATTTGGCGATGGTTGCAGGGAATATACTGAGGATAGAGGGCAGTGATGAATCCTCTCGATACTTTGCAGGACAGGTTTTGGTCAATAGTGGATTTGCAAGTGCAGTCAACAATTTACCTGGATTAATGGTCAAATCGGTTAGTTTCACGGGTGGCAACACTGACATTGTAGTCGATCCAGGCAAACAGACGCTAATTGCTGAGGTGGCAGGTGGATCGAGAACTATCAAGATCGTCTGCCAATCCATTTGGTCTTATTTGTCGGGAATAAATGTTGCACTGTTAGGGGGATATGGAGATTGGGGGATTCCCAATGATCTGCAACTTGTAAATCTAAGAGATATGGAGCAACCCACCGCAGCGCCCGATGCGATAGCATTTCCAGGTTGGCCGACCAGTGATTATTTCTGGTCGTCTACTACGCAGCCCAATTACCTTGTTGGCGCCATGATGGTGAATTTCGAGAGGGGCAGCTTGGTCAACGACGCTAAGACTCTTAACCATTTCGTGCCTTTGGTCAGAGGGGGTTGAGAAATGGGACTTCTTGATTTAACTCAAAATCAGTTAGTGAAGGCAACCAAAGTCCAAATCCTGACCAAAATTAATGACAAACTCTCTGCTATGACCGAGAGAAGGCTAAAGGAGTTTGTCTGGCACATCCGAGACCTGATCGTTGAGGATTTGAACTATCAGGAAGAGGTTCAGGTTGAGAGTAAGGATTGTAAGAATGGGCAGATATTAAGGGTGAGAGAAATAAGGGATTTGATGGGGAATAAGGTTGGTTCTGAGAGGATAGAGTGGGAATACTACCCTAAAGAAATCTTTCCTGATGAAAGAATAAGGTTTATAAGAACTCGTCATTTTGATAAGAATGACATTGAAGTTATTGGACAGGGAAGAGAAATTGAACATCTTTCAGATGGAAAAATAACTTCAAAACTAATTTAACTATGGAGCCAATATGATTGAAACTATTCTAACAGCAATTGCAAGAAAAATCGTATTTATGATTATCCTTTTTGCAGGATGGAGATTTATAGATTATTTCTACTTCAAAGCTTTTGACACAGATGAGGTAATCAAAAATGACCCAGTCGCGGTTGCGATTATTCTTGCTGGCTTTATTCTTGCTCTTGCTTTTGCTTAATTTTGCCAGCGAGAGTGCAGCATACACCATAAAATATGACCTCTCCTTCAAACGATGGGGAGAGTTTTATTTTCCTTTTGATGATTGGAAGTGGTTCAAGTCACAAGGGACTGCAGAGAGTAATCTTGACGCTAATGCAATCTCATGGTGTGGTGCGGTAGGTTTGATGCAGATCATGCCAGCCACTGCAACAGGGTTAGGAGTGAAGAATAGATGGGATGCAGAGGAATCCATTCAGGGCGGAGTTAAGTATGACAAACAGGTGGATGGAATCTTTAAGATGATTAGTCAGCCTGAGAGAAGAAAATTCATGTTTGCTGGTTACAATGCTGGACCAGGGAATATCATCAAAGCAAAAAAGATTGCAAATTCACCATTCTGGGATAAAGTAGCTTTGTGTTTAGAGAAGGTTACAGGCAAACATTCAACTGAAACCATTGGGTATGTTAAGAGAATTTATCATATAAAGGAAATTCTTTAAAATGGATGAGTTCTCTCCTCTAATTGTACTTATTCTTTTATTTATAGCAGAAATTATTGTCTTATTAATGTAAAAGAAGAGGTGGCCTAAATGGCTTGGTATCTTATTATTGCTGGGGTTAGCTTGGTGGCTGGAGCAGTCTTGATGGCAAGATTGCTTACTAAAAAATGGTTTGTGTTTAAGATGTGAGGATCAGATGTGGAAGAAATGGTGGATTTGGGTTGCAGCAGCAATTATAATCATCTTAGTTTGGCAGACCATCTCTGGGTGGTCCTTATCAGGGAAACTCTGTAATATGCTGGTTAATCAAATCCAAACCGATCAATCTAACATCATTAAGGAGAAAGATAAATGGATTTCAGATTGTGAGAAAGAAATCTCCAATCTTCAAACCAAGTTAGTTTCTGTTGTTGCTGAGAATCAGAGGTTGAAGGGGAAGGTGAATGAGATTCAGAGTAGGCGTGAGAATATTGTTGTCCCTAATGATCCTGCTGGCATCATCAGTGACCTTCACAAGATGGGCTTTTCCTCAGAACATTACAGAAAAAACTGAGCCAGGATACATCTGTAGAAGTGTTCTTGATGCCCGTGAACAAGATCGAAGATTGCAGGATTATGAATTACTCAAGCAACAGTTGGCATTAAAGGAGCAACAAATTGCTAACCTCGAACAACAGATTGAAATTCAAAATAAACTTGCTGAACTGTATAAGAAGGAAGTTGAGATTTACAAGACAGCCTTTGACAGAGAGAAAGAACTTACTGACAGGGCAATTAAATTGGCTGAGATCAGTAAACCAAAGAGTAACTGGGAGATGTTGGGATTGATTGGGATGGCTTTGTTTCTGGTAGGATTTATAGCAGGGAGGTGAGAGATGGCTGACTTTCTAAAATGGAACCGCCCAGATGAACCTGGCTTGCAAGATCCAAACATCCTTCTCGACCCTCTCACCTATGTTGGAGGGGGAGTTGGTGGCTTGCTTAATAAACTTGCAGCAAGAACAGCAGCAAAAACTGGTGGAAGGATTCTTCAACATGGAGCAATCCTTAAAGGTGGTAAACCTATTTCTCAAACAATGGAAGGAAGGATTGAGAATCTGAGAAAGATTGGAAGAAACATCCAATCCACCTACAATGAGCAACCAATGCAAGCAACCTGGCAGAGAGTACAGGATGCTCTAAAAAGGATGGGGTGGGAATAATGACTCTTGCAACTATGTCAAATAATATTTTAAGATTTGCCCCAGGATTGAATCTTGATCTCATTAAATCCTCCATCCAGGATAGCTATCGTCTGCTCTTCCTCAGAGATTGGAATCGTCTCAAACTCACTCGTCAAATCTACACTGTTATTCCATATTCAACAGGGACGGTCTCGATCACCCCAGCTGGTGTCGTAACAGGATATGGGACAACCTTTACCTCTGCAATGGCTGGTCGTCATATGAAAGTTTACTATGATGACAGCTTCTTTGAGATTGAAAGCTATACAAGTGCAACCTCAATCACTCTCAAAGATTGGACAGGAGAGGCAATTCCTGCTGGGACAGATTGTACAGCAGAAGCAGATGATGAGACCTTTACTTCTGTTGCTCATGGATTGGTAAATACAGATCGAGTTTATATTTTAGCGACTACTCTCCCAACAGGGTTGAGTTCTTCAATCTTATATTATGTTATTTCAGCAACGACTGATACTTTCCAAGTCTCCCTAACATCTGGTGGGGCCGCAGTCACCTTCACCACAGATGGAACAGCAGTAAGATGGATTCAGACCTTAGAGACCTACTCTATCTTTAAGATTATCTACACCCTTGACTCCACCTTTAAACAGATCTGGGATGTTGTCTATCAAATCCCTCTAAAGAAGAAGTCTCAGGATTACTTCAATAAGCTTGATCCTGGTCGCACCTCTACCGCCTCCTCCCCAATTGCTTGGGCTTTAGCTCCAATGTCCTCAACTGGTGTGACTCAGATTGAAATTTATCCCATCCCAACTCAGGTTGTTCCATTAAGGGTGTATGGGAAACTTGGATTTGTTACCCTTGGTGATAGTGACGCTGCAAAGTTACCAGAGGATCTTATTGAAGCGCATACCCTTCTTACCTGTTATAGATTGAAAGAACTTAAAGAACCCAAACAGGGATGGGAAGAGAAGCTTGGAATACAAGCTGAATTTTATAAAGGGATGTTAGCTGATTATGAGGATGACGACTATCAACTGGGGGAGCATCCTGATCGAGTTAAGGATAGTATGGGAGAATCAGCTTTCCCAGGTGATGATAATTTTGCATTGAGCCATGACATTGAGTAAAGGTCACCTTTCGACCTAAAGGATACCGATGAACCTTTTAGAGATCAGAACTGAAATCAGACGAATCCTTGCAGAGACTACCGCTGCCTCATCTTATTTCTCTGACGCTGACATTAATAGATTTATCAACGATGGCATCAAGCATATGTGCATTGAGGCAGGGGTTTATGAGAAGACTCTTTCCATCACGGTTGCAACCACCATTGCTACCTATACCCTTCCTCTTGAATTTCTCTCAATGAAAACTATCCTCAATCTTAATGGAATCCCACTTGATCCCATTGAAACTTTTCAGGTTGGAGGAACTTATAAGATTACAGGTTTACCTCTAAATTATTATATGACTCAAGCAGCAGCCACCCTGCCAATCTGGGTTAAAGCAACTGCCTATGTTATATTCCCTGCAACTTGCAGTATTGCCAAAACGTACTGTGTCCCTATCACCGCTAATGGGTATTCTTATGAATGTGTAACTGCAGGGACATCTCATGCCTCAACCGAACCAGTCTGGACAACTGTTGTAGGGAGTACCCAACCAGTAGATGGTACAGTGTATTGGAAATGCCGAGAGTTATTCTCTACCCTTTTCACCCTCAATCTCTATGACACTCCAACCACTGCAGGTGGAGGAGCTGGGACCTACACCCTAATCTATTCAGCCTTAGATGAAGGTCTCTACGTTGACACCGACACCCCAAATTTCCCTTGGAATAAACATCAGTATCTTGTTTCTTATGGATGTTTTAAGTGTGGGATGAAAGCAAAAGATCAAGCCTTAGCAATGGCTTTTCTTACAGAGTACAGTTCGGGATTGGGATTAAAGATGGGTGGTGCAGGAGGTGAAGGTGGCCCCCAAAGTTGAACCTCGCAAGACTAAACAGATCCTTGGCATGAACTCCTATGACGATTCTACTCTTCTCCCTGATGGGGTTGTCAAGCTCATCCAAAATATGCTCCCAGAGAAGACCTCTCTTGAGACCCGTACAGGGTGGGCTCATTATCGAACGGGAATCTCTTGCACCGCTGATCACACCACCGATGTCTTTACCTCAGCCTCTCATGGATTGAATGATGGGGATAGAATCTACCTTGCAGCAACAACCCTTCCTGCTGGGATAGCCTCAACTACCCTCTATTATATAATTTCTTCAGCAACTAATACTTTTCAGGTTTCTCTCACCCTCGGAGGTGGTGCTGTCACCTTTACCTCAAATGGATCAGGTATAACCTGGATAAGAATGTTGACTGACTCAGCTGGCATCTTTGGGATGGGTTATTATGCTCCAACTACAACAATCGACCTTGATCTCGTTGTCTCCTATGGGAAACTTTACTCTGGAAATGGTGGAACCCTCACCGAGCGATACAGTGGACTCTCCGCTAATACGCTCTGCTCCATTGCTCAATTTGATGACAAAGCTTTAATCATAGATCAAGTTAATAAGATGAGAGTATATAAGTATGGAGAGACAACCTACGCTGCTGGAATCGATTCTCCAAAAGAATATAAACTGATTGAAGATTTTGAGTTAGTCTCAGATTGGGCTCTTGTAAATGGTACTGCTACTGCTAACGCAGTCAACTTTGTTTATGGGACTCAATGCATCACCTTCCTAACAACTGCTGGTTTGGTAATGACAGCAGTGAAAACATTTGCATCAAAGAATCTTACTACCTTTGATGATGGTTCAACCTCTGGCACCAATGATTATATCAGTCTCTTTCTAATCCGAGGTGTTTATGCTAACTTTGATTCCTGTACCTTAGAGATTGGTGATGGTGGAAGTACCACCTGCTATCGAATTGTTCTCTCAAGTTTGACTGAATGGACCGCAACCTCTGCTCCTGATGTTGCATTTGAGTTTAAGATTAGAAAAAGTGCTTTTACAACAGTTGGTGCTCCAAACTGGAATGCAATTACAGGTGTGAAAATTTCCATTGATGCTGCTGCAGCAGTTCAAGCTCAAATCATTGTTGACTATCTTAGGTTGGAGAAAGCTGGCCCTACCACAGCAGATTCAACAGTGGCTGGACTTCCATCTGGAACATACTACTACCGAGTTACCTTTGTTACAAATGATGGATGGGAGAGTGATCCTTCTGTGATCTCTGATGCTGTTGTTGTGGTTTTAGAGAAAGTTACTCTGACAAATATCCCTGTCCCTGGTTCTGCTCGGATTGCAAGCAAGAAGATTTACAGGTTGGGAGGGACATCTGCTGAGTGGAGACTACTTACCACCCTCTACGATCGAACTACCACTACCTACACCGATAACACCGCAGATGCCAATCTTGGAGATCTCCAAGACATCATCGAGGGACAACCTTACATCCCAAAATGTCTTACCATCCATGATAAGACCGTAATAATTGCAAATCTTACCTCTCCTGATGGAACTGCCTATCCCTGTGGGGTGATGATCTCAGAAGAATTAAGTGTTGATATCTTTGATCACGATAACTTCTTTGAGATTGAAGCAAACTTTGGAGGAAAGATTAATTGGATCCTCGATGCTATGGACTTTACCTACGTTGGGAAATCAAACTCAATTTGGAAGTTTGATCCAAATGATCTTACCATCCCTCCTCGAAACCTCTCTCGTATCTATGGAGGAGTTGGACCTCTTGCTGTTACTGTAGGAGAGAATGAATTTTACTTTCTGGATGGTGCAAAGAGGGTGATTAGCTTCAATGGATCATTCTTTGAGAACATTGGAGAGGTTTCTCCCAATCGTCTCTCATCTGTGCAAAACTATCTCGATCTTATCCCTGATGCCTGCATCCAAACCTGTTGGATGCTATGCCATGATAATTTTCTTTTGGTTGGTATTCCACAGACAGGGGATACGTCTCCAACTCTCATCCTTGCCTACTACATCCCAAAGCAGATTTGGATTGTCATCTCTGGGTGGCCAGCGAGATGTGGGTACTCAGCAAAACTTGCAGGAATTAACACCTTACATCTTGGTCATGCAACCACTGGATTTGTTTATAATTGTTTCTCAGGGGATGATGATGCTGGAGCAGCCATCACCAATGGGATTCAAACTTCAGATTGGGACTTTGGATCGCCAGAGATTAGAAAAGATTATGCAAAATTCTTTCTCTTTGCAAAGAAATTAACTTCGACAAGTGTAACTCTTACTGTTGAACCTTATCTTGATACAGTAGATTCAACAAAAGATATGACTCTTACCATTGATTCTACTGAACATAAGAGGTTTGGAGATGATATTTCTGTTCCAGAATTAGGATATGCAGGAACATTTCTTGGTTTGCGGATATTTGCAACAACAAGATGGGCATTCAGGTCGCTGTTTGAATATGCAAGGACGATCGGTATACCTCTATGAAACCCGTCCTTAAAGTCATAATCCCTGATAAACCTGCTGAAGCAACCGTCAATGCTCTCTTTGAGGATATCTATAACAAGATTGGAAGTCTCCAAAAATGGGTGAGTGAAGGGACAGCTTTAGATCGCCCTCACATCGATTCTTCTTCAATAGGGGCTGAGCTTAACTATGCTTTCATCTACCTTCATTGCCTTCTTGTTAGTGAGGCTCTCCTTTATGTCTGGAGGTATCGAAAGCGAGGTACCTATAAATGGTCAACCTGGTTTAGTGTTGAGAATGAGACTAAGATTCCCAATCTCTATTTTGCAACAGAATATGAGTTAGGGGTGTTAGCGATTGGGCCTTCGCTGGTAAAATCAGAATGGTCTTACACCATCATAGTGACAAGTGCTGCTGCTCCAGTCCCTTCACAGGTTACTGGAGTAGTCTTGACCAATCTTACAATGTTCGTTGATCCTATAACTGGTGAGCAGATGGCAAGAGTCCAAGTTGATTGGACTGATAATGCAACGAGTGAGTTGGTTGATCTTTATGAGGTGATCTGGACAGAGTAATCTATGCCATATAAAAGTTTTGCTTGCAATTCTGGTGGGACAGGAGCAATGATAAAATCAACCTATAAGGGGATTCTTTGCTATCCTTTTACCGATCCAATGATCTATCGTGGGATGATTGGATGGTATAAGGTTGATGAGGGAAGTGGAACAATCCTTTATAACTCTGCACCAGCAAGTGCGAGTAAGCTCCCAGACCTTAATATTGTTACTCCAGGTTCAAATTTCTGGGGACTCTATTCTGGATTTGGATATTGGGATGGGGTTGCAACGAGGACCTATAAAATATTTTCCTTTGATCCCTTGGGAACTGGACCAAGAACCGTAATGATCTTTGGAAGGGAGAAGCATGGGCTTCAAGATACAAAAATTGCTACTCAGTATTATCTTGCTCCTACTGATCCAGAGGTCTTTGATTATTACAGTGCACTTGGTGGGATAGTGGTTGTTAAACAACCCAACTGGGCAGGCATGAGTATCAGTCTTACTCCAGGATCAGATTATTATGATAGACCTTTTGTCAGTGTTTATACCCTTACTGATGTATTTCTGAGCACTTTGCAGATTAAATATACAGGAGGAACTTGGAAGTCTACTACTCCAAGCACTTATAATCCAGGTCCAGGACTGACAGACATTTATATTGGAGGTCGATCAAGCCCACCTTATATATGGAAAGGTATCCTTGGTGATTTCATGATCTTTAATGTCTTACTAACAACAGCTGAAATAGATCAGATTGTAAGTTCTCGTCATTCTCGATGGAACATATAAGATGGGAACTCGAATTATTGAAGCTTTAAAAGCAAGCACCCTTTATACCATTCAGGTAAGAGCAAAAAATGTCTTTGGAAAGTGGGGGGAGTTTAGTGCAGCAGAAACTACCACCACCGCTAAGGATACCACCGTTCCTGCCACCCCAGCTGGCCAAACCATCCTTGTCGCCACCCCAAACTTCTTCATCATAGGATGGACAGCGTCAGCATCAGGGCTTGGAGTTGAGGGATATAATATCTATGTCTTTACATCAAACACCCCTGCCTCTGCCAAGATTATCAAGAGAGCAGGTTACAACACAACGAGGATCATCGTTAATCAGGGAGAGGCCTCTGAGGATGCTTCCATCACCATTGCTGCTGGAACAGCTTACTGGTTTTGGATTACCTCTGTTGATCAAAGTGGAAACGAGTCAGCTAAGTCAACCTTAGTAACTGGTACATTAGGGACTGCAGGGACAGGAACTGATCATGGAGCTCTTACAGGATTACTTGATGATGATCACACCCAATATCGCCTTGAGAGTGCAGACCATACTCATCAGACTACAGGAGCCGAGGCAGGAAAGATTGATCATGGATTGGCCTTAGATGGCTTATTGGATGATGACCATACTCAGTATCAAAAGGAATCAGAGAAGGATGCAGTAAGTGGATATGCTGGTCTTAATGCTTCAAGTCGAACAACAAAGGGAGTTGATACTACTGATGATCTCATCATTGACCTTGCAGCAAAAGGATTAGTATTAAAGGATACCCAAGGAACCCCACACTATTGGAGAGTAACAATAGATGATATAGGGTCTTTAGTTACAACAGATTTAGGAACGGTGAAACCATAATGCCAAAACATGCAACTTTAGATGAAACTGGAAAGGTTCCAGCTGTACAACTTCCTCCTATGAAGCTGGTCGAACTGGCGCAATGACAGCATAATAAGATGCAAGAGATCACCTATTTAGAATCCGATCAGGACTTCGAACATCTCATCCCCCTTATAAGGGTATTCTCAGAGAGAGCCAAAGTCCCTTACTGGCAACAGTTGAATGAGGTTACAGCCTCCTTCACCAATCCAAATATCTTCGTGATTATTGGGAAGGATGAAGGAAGAATCGTTGGCTATATTTGTGGGAGTTTATTAAACCAGAGAGAATTTTACATCTCTCAGCTTTTCTCTCCTTTACAAGCTGTTACTCCATTGCTCCTTGATTTTCTTGAAAAGGAGATGAGAGAGAGAAATGTTAAGAAACTCTTTGGTCTTAGCAGACCCGACCCTCGTGTCTTTGAGAAATATGGATTTAAGACTGAGAGAGTCCTTATGTCTAAACAGTTGGAGAAGGAGAAAAAGGAGGAATCAAAATGAGCTTCGGCCATACCAAGAAAACAAAGAGTACCCCAGTCTTTCGTGAAACCTGGCTCCCAGGGCAGCAGGAGGCTGCTGGGAAATTTCTCTCTTCAATTCAGGATATCTATTCTGGCAACCTTAACTCCCCTATTGCAAGGATGCTTCAACAGACAACAGGTGAAGCTGCGATGAGAGAGACTGCCCAGCAGAGACAAGCTATCTCAGGAACAAAAGGGATGACAGCCCCAGCTAAAGCGAAAGCGATCTCAGGGTTGGGTGGGACAGCAGCTGGTGCGATGGCAAAGATCCCCCAAGCAATCTGGCAACAAGCGGCGGAGGCACTTCAAGCTTACACCACAGCAGCCCCTACTGTTGCAAGTGGAACAAAGACAAGTGGAGGTGGGGGGACTTCGGTTGGATGCTGTTTCATCTTCATTGCAGGAGAGGGAGAGCTTACTCGAATTGTCAGACGATATCGAGATGAGCATTATCTTGGGACACTGGTTGATCCAGGTTATAGATGGATGGCAAGGTTACTTGTACCTCTAATGCAGAAGTCTATCCTTATCAAAGGGGTGGTTAGAAAGCTAATGACTCAACCCCTAACTGAATACGCAAAATGGTGGTATGGGGAGAGATCATTCACCATTGGGGGGTGGGTTGCAAAACAGTTTTGGCCAACCTTATGGAAGGTGATGGGGAGGATTAAACATGCCCAGACGAAGTAGCGGTTCAACCTTTCAAATTGATACAGGTCTTGATATTGGTCCCTTTCTTACTAAGTCCCTGATTGAAGCTATCGAACCAAAAGGGACAAGGAAGCAGAGACAGGAGCAAGAGGCTCTGGCTAAACTTGCTGAACTTCAACCAATGGTCTCGAAACTTCCTGAGACTGAGAAGAAAGATTTCTACAATCGATTCTTCCAGGCTTATGGTGTTTATAAAGCTCCTTGGATTAGGGGAATGTTTGGTGCTGGCGAGGAGCCTGTCCTTCCTCTTCCAACAGGTGCTCAAGAGATCACCAGACCAATGACAGGGATGTTTGGGAGGAAGGATGTGAAAGGTGTCTATGTCCCTCAGGTTGGACCTTTCAAGTTCACTGAAGCACCACTTCTTTCTGAACAAAAGAAATCAGAACTCTTACAATTTGCTAAGGCTCAAGGTTACGATGAAGAAGAAACAAATGCTCTTATTGAAGCAGCTACAACAGGAGTGCCCAAATCTGCAGCTGCCATCCAAGCCAACCTTCTTAAGCGAGCTGATAGATTAATTGGGGATGCAATGGCTGGAGGGAAGACAAGAGAACAAGCAATTGAGACTCTCCCACCAACCTTGAAAAGACACATTCAAGAGCATGAGCAAGAGTTTCAAACAAAGGAGTCTCTAAGGAAATATCAAGCAGAAGCTGCATTAAGTTTAGCAAGAGAAAGGGAGGAACGCCCAAAGATTGCAAGAGAAAGAGAAGCAAGATTTGCTCAACAATTTAAAGCAACAATGGATTTAGCAGGAAGGAAACAAGCTGTTGTTGAGCAGCAAGCTCAGAGAATGTTGAATCTTAAAACTATTGATATGCAGACCAGAAATTATATCAACATTATGAAGGAGAAAACTCAAGCTCAACTTCGATTATTGCTCCAACACAATCAACAACAAATGAAGTTTCGTGAGACAGATCCAAACTTTGTCCCTGATTTTAGAGATGATTCCCAAATTGCTGGGAATTGGGATGATCTTTATGCAAGAGTGATGTCGATGCAAGGTGTTTCAGGAGCAGCACCAGAGGTTGCTCCTCCACTCTCAGAGCAAGATGCAGCTTTTGATCGTTTAATGAAAAGGATCAAAGGAGGAAAATAATGGAAGAACGAGTCAATTTGTTTGAGACACTTCGTAAAGATCCCGATTTCGATAAATTATCAAAAGAGCAGCAAACTAAGATCCGTGAGGCTTGGGTACAACAGCAGATGATGTCCTCTGGAGATCCAAGGAATCAAAAGAATTTTGAACAGTTGGTTAAAGAGGCATATTACGATCTTCCCCAAGCACCAACAGAGGGTGCCTTTTTCCCAGCTTGGCCTGAGTTTAAAGAAAGGATGGGGACATCTTGGGAGAGAGGATGGGGAGTCCCAAAGGAGATTCTCTGGGGAGGGATAAAAGAGGTTGGAACTGGTGAAGGGACAATCCCACAGAGACTCTCAAGGATGCCAGCACAGATCCGTGACTATTTTATTGGAAGGAGAAAAGCAACAGAACTCCCAGAAGAGATTGAAAAGGTTCCAGGATCATCTCTTTGGTCCGACCCTTTTCTCTGGGGATTAGGGAAGGTTGGATATAAACTTGGAGAGAAAACAGTAAAAGGAATTGGAAAGATAGGAGAAAGAATCAGACCTCCAGGAATTGCAAAGGCTAGTGAGGAGACTGCTGAAGCTTTCAATGCAAGAGTAATGGGTGAGGAAGCAGCAAAGAGAGAGGCTCTTAAAGGAAGGATAAGAGAACTACGAGGAGGAAGAGAACCTATTTCAGCTCCTATGCCTAAAACTCCAACCCCAACTCCACGAGGGCCTTACAACAAAGCAATGACTCGTCTCACCCCAAACTATGCAAAAGAGGAAGCAAAGGTTGTTTCTGAGTTTGTTGCAAGACATCCAGATGATATTCTCTCAAAAGCAATCCTTACAGAGAAGCCTCCTCTTTCTCCCTCAACCCTCTCTGAGATTGAGAGACGAATCTTCAATCGAGTTCCTCAACCTCCTGTAACTCCTCCACCAGTTGGTTATAGGATTCAACCTCCTGGTGCTGCTGCAGAATCCCTCGGTGTGACTGGAGAGGCAGTTAATCTCAACGAGCCAAGGAATCTTGCTGATTGGATGGCAAAGCAAGGTGAAGAAAGAATAATTACCCCATCAGCAAAGGAAATTGCAGAAGCCGCTACCAGAAATGTAGTATTGAAGAAATCGTATAAGTTACCAAAACTTAGAGGACAGTAAGATGTCACCTTTATCTTGGCTCAAAGCTCCATTTAGCCTTGCAGGTAGGGTAGGGAAAGCAGTGGAGATGGCTCCAGGGGTGATTAGTATGATTCACCCTGAGCAGATCCTTGCTAAGTCTCCAATCACGAAGAAACTCTTTGCTCTTACTGTTGATGAGGAACGAGCAGCCAATCTTCTCAGACGAAAGTTTACTGGGGAAGTTGATCGTATTGTTAAAAAATATGGGATCAATACTGAGGAAAGAGCAAATCAATTTCTTAACACTCTTGAGTTTCATAACTATAAAGGTCGTCTCCCTGATGCTCAAGAGATGTCTCAGATGCCTAAATGGACTTTTAATGCAGCAGCTGAGCATTTAAGAAGCATTGAAGATCCAATCTGGCTGGAGTATAATAAGCTGAAAGATCCCAAGACCTATGAAGGGATTCTTAAAAAGTATGATCTCATTGCTGATCCTACTACTATGGTCAAACCTGAGATTGGCTATGTCTCAGGTCACTTCACTCACTTCCCTGTGAAATCTTACACCAACTTCCTAACTGATGAGATCAACCGCACAGAGTCAATGCTCAAAGGTATCCCTGTTGAAGATCCAAACTTCTTCAACTATAAAGCACATGTAGCAGAAATGAAAAAGAGTTTAGATAAATATTCCAACATCGATACCTCCCTCAATGCTGTTCGTTTCAAACAACTCCCAAAAGGAGGAGTCTTTGGCCCTTTTGATGAAGCACGTCAGACTCAAAAGATGTGGGGCTATCGCAAAGACTACCAAGATGTCATGCACGAATACGTTGATAAGGCAGTTAGGAAGATCATGCTTGATCGTTACATGCCAGTTGCTAATGAGTTGGTCAAAGCTGAACCAAATGCTGCTCTCCGCCAGTATGCCTTTGATTACGTCACTGCTCAGAGAGGTGCCCTTACATCTAAGAGTAGAATCTTCTTCAATGAGTCCCTCGCTCAACTCTTCCCCGATCCTGAATCTGGCTACCGTAACATCGCTAAGGGAGTTGACTTTGCTACCCGTTTTCAATACCTCTCAAAGATTGGTCTAAGTTGGTTCCGCTTTCCATTTGTGAATGCAACTCAGCCCATTCTTACCCTCTACCCAATGGTGGGAGCAAAGAATCTTCTCCTTGCTTACGGGAAAGATATTACCAACCCTAAACTTTGGCAGGAAGCAAAGGATGTGGGTGTTATCTTTGAGATGCAACTAAGAAAGGGATTGGCTGAAGCTCTTGGGAGAGCCCCAAGAGAGAGTTGGTTGTGGAAAACTGAGAAGGTTATAAGTTGGCCAGCTTCCATCTCTGAGGAATTAAACAGAGTTGTAACCTACGCTGCTGGAAAGAGACAAGCAGCAGAGATGGGATTGCAAGGGCAAGAAGTGGTGGATCATGCAATCAAACTTGTCAACCGTACCCAATTCCTTTACAGTAAGGCTGGGATGCCTTTGATCATGAGTAAGTCTCCAGCTGGAAGGTTGCTCTTTCAATTCCGTACCTTCACCTCAAACTACATCAACTTTCTCACCCAACTTTGGAGAGAAGGGAATTACGCTGGTTTCGCCAGAGCCTTAGGATCACTTGGAGCACTCTCTGGAACCGCTGCCATCCCATTTGGACTCTGGGAGGGGACACGGAAAGGCTTACTCAGAAATGCTGGGATCGATATTGGAGAGTTTAATCCTGTTGAGACCCTTACTGAAAGAGCAGGGTTCTCCCCTCCACTCGATCTTGGCCAATCCCTTGAACCCTTTAATATCCCAGGTGACGTCACTCAGATGTTTGGCCCTTCCATTGGCCCTGTTGCAAAACTTCTCTTTGATTGGATGAGAAAGCCTGAGGAAGGGAAAGAGCATCTCAGACGATTTGGTGAATCTTATGCTGGACCTCCTATTGTTAGAGCAGTTAAGGGGTTGGGATTTCCAACTGTGACCACAGAACCAACCAAGACTATGCCTAAAGGAAGGGTGATTGGACAGAGATCTCTTGCTGAAGCAATGTTCATGCGAGGACCTCTTGAATCAACCAGACGAAAGTATATGACATTGATGGCAAATGCAATGGCAGGGGGGAGGGAGGATCTTTCTCGTCAATATATGCAAAGGATGAGACAGATGGGAGTTCAATTTAGTGAACAGGATTTTGGGCAGGTGAGACAGATGGCAAGTAAGTTGAAAGGGGTACCAGCTGTACAATGATCTACCCTGCTGACTCCCATCTTGAACTCCTTCTCTGTCCTCCAACCTTTCTCTCAACGGAGATCATCAACAACCGTTGGATGAAGAAGATGTCTCCAGAGGAGAGGCAGGTCAACCGTGATAAAGCTGTCTCTCAATTTCACCTTATGTATAGCTTATTCAGTCAGGATGCTATGGTTTATCTCCTCCCACCAAAGAATGGTTTGCAAGACCAAGTTTACATCACAAATGCAGGGATGTGTCTCCCGCATCTTGAAAAGACTGTCATCCTTGCAAATTTCAAAGCTGAAGGACGACCTGGGGAGGAAGATGAGTTAGCTTGGTTTATCTCAAAGATGGGATATGCAACCTTCAAGCCTCCTTTCTTCTTTGAAGGAGAGGCAGAGTTAAAGTGGGTGAGGGACAACATCTACATTGGAGGGTATGGGATTAGGACACATCTCAAAGCTTTAGAATGGATCGAAGCTAACTTTGGTGCAAGAATTATCAAGATTGAAGAGACCGACCCCCTCACCTACCATCTTGACTGTAACATCTTCCCCCTTTCTAATACAAAGATCATCTTTAATGAAAATCTGGTGAAAGATCCACAGTTAAGGGAGATGGAACAGATTGCTGAGCTTATCCCTGTGACTAAGAAGCAGGCTCAATTCTCCATTACAAATAATCTGAGAGTTGGCTCCATTGTGTATTCAGCTACAGGGATCAAAGAGATGAAACTATCTGATGAGGAATACCCATTTGAGAAGGATAAGGATGAGAAATTAGAACAGATTTGTAGAGCTGCTGGGTTGGAGTTGATCTTTATCAACCTATCAGAGATGTATAAATCTGGTGCAGCTTTAAGCTGTTGTATATTTCACCTTAACTATACGAACTTTTTTGATTGATATGCTACCTTTACAAGACTTTCTCCAACAATCTGAAACACAGCAAATTAAGAGAGAGCTCCCTCTCAAACTCTACGAGGTTGATTTCAATCGTGATCCCAACCGATCAATCTACCATGACCAGTCTACCTTCCTCTCCCCTGCAGATGGTGTAATCGTCTATGCTAAGGTTGTTCACCCTAAAGAGAACATGATCGAAGTTAAAGGGATGAATTATACTATTGAAACCCTCATGCAAGAGACCATGAAGTACCCATGTTTGATCATTGGCATCTTCATGACCGCTCTTGACGTTCACATCAATCGCATCCCTACTAATGGCTTCATCAAACACACAAAACTCCCTCCTTTAAAGGTAGCTAACCTCTCAATGAGGGAGGTTGAAAAGGATATCCTAAAGAGGCTCAATCTTGATTATTCGCACATGGAGTATATGCTCTTCAATGAGAGAGTTAAGAATCGTATCTATGCCCCCAATCTCAAACAACCTTATTACATCTTACAAATCGCTGACTTCGAGGTGGATGTCATCGCTCACTTTGGAGACTCTGATGATTATTACACACAGGGAGAAAGGTTTAGTGTGGTCAGGATGGGAAGTCAGGTTGACCTTATTATCCCCTTTATCAACCCTAAACTGCAATTTGAATCTCTCCTTAATAACTGCCTTCTCTATCATGTTGAAGCAGGAAAGGATAGGTTGGTAAGAATAAATGGAATTTGACGATAGGTTAACCACCATCGTTTATTTTGCTGAGACCCTCCCCTCTCGCTATCCAGAGGTGTTTCTCCCAGCAAAGACTAACCTTGAATCAAATGGGATTAAGGTTAAACTGATCAAAGGAATAGAAAACATTTGGTGTCGAGATTATCTGCCAATTCAGGTGGGTGACCACTTTGTGAAATTCATCTATGCCGATTCCAACTTTGAACATCGAAAGCCCCCAAAGATATCTTGTTGGGATGGATTTGCTGTTCCCTCTATTATCTCACCAATTATCTTAGATGGTGGTAACGTTGTAAGAGGATTTGGAAAGACCTTCATCACAGAGAAAGTGCTTAGAGACAACGTAAGGGTGAAACCTCGTGCAATTATTCACAAACTTTCATCCCTTCTTGACTCAGAGATAATCCTCCTCCCAATCGAACCTGGAGACAATCTTGGTCACTCAGATGGGATTGTTAAGTTTATGGATGAGAAGACCATCCTCATCAATGACTATTCAAGCATCTTTGAAAAGGACAAGAAGTTCATTGAGTATGATGAGAAACTTAGAAAGCTTCTCTCTAAGAAGGGGTTTGAAATTGAGACTCTTCCCTTTGCCTATGGTGACTGGGATTGGAATATGTCAGAGAAAGAGTTTCGTAAGCAATATCCTTTCGCTGACGATTTCAACCCAGGATTTGGGTATTATATCAATTTCTTATTGGTAAGAGGGGTAATCCTTCTTCCTACGATGGGAATCAAAAAAGACTTTGATGTAGTGAGGAAGATGAAATTTCTCTATCCACATTACAATATTGTTGCAATTGATTGCTCCCATCTTTCATTTGAGGGTGGGCTGATGAATTGCATCTCATGGAATATAATGGAGGTGTAAAATGTTACCATTTTTTCAAGCTGTCTTAACAGGGTTACAAGGTCTTGGTGGAGGGATCGCAAAAGGGATTGGATCAAGTTTAGGGTTGGATCTTGCAAAGAATATCCCAAACGTTGCAACCATAAAAAGCCCTGTCTCTGGGAAGCTCTTACAGGTAGCAACTCTCCCAGTCACTTCTACCTGGGAGAAACTTGGAACGATGTTAGGGACACAGGCGATGGGCAGTCAAGCACCCTCTCTCCCCTCCGCTCCTTCTTTAGACACATCAACCAGAGTCCAAGCACCGTCTCAAAGAGCTCTAACAGGTGGGTTTCAGAGAGGGAAGAAGTCTCAGTTGGAGACACTTATCGAACAACTGGCAAGGAGGTAGAAAGATGCCTTATAAGATGACCAAAGTTGATGGCTACCGTGTAACCTCCCCTCATGGAGTTAAAGCAAAACATACCACAAAGGGGAGAGGTGCAGCACAGATGCGTTTGCTGAGAGGGGTTGAACATGGGATGGTCCCTCGGAGAAAGGTAGGATCGAAAAGGAGAAGTAGGTCTCGTTAGTGACACTCAGGCTTATCTACCTTCTTCCCTGTCAACTTCACCCAATCAAACAGCGACCAGACAATCTGATTTGAGAGGTCTCTTGCCTCATTTGGTGTCAAGATTCCATCTACCTTTGACAGAGGTAACCAATCTAATTTAATCCCTTTTTCAACTGCGGTGACTTTGATCTCCATTCCCCCTCCTTTTCCAACTCTGATACAAAGCCACTCCCATCCCCCAAAAGATGAGAGCAGCAACCAAAGCTCCAATAATATTGATAGCAAGATTAAAAAGCTCTTTCACTTCTTATCTCCAATCCAATTAGGTTTAGAGAGTTGCGCTATCACTTTTGGGATATAAATTTTTCTTAAAATCATATCAAAATATTCCACCTGTAAAAATAGAAACAAATCCTCCATTGTTTGTATCTTTTTTCTTTTTATCTTCCATTTCATCTTTCCTCCCATACGCCAAGTTTTCTTTAAAATCTCATCAGATTGTTCAATTGTTAAGCTCATCTTCCCTCCTTTATAGTATAGAGAGTTTATATAAAATTTCAAATGTTTGTATTAAACCACCCATCCACATTTTATCAAACATTGGATACTTCTCTCTTGCCTTTTCAAAACTACCTTCTTTATAAGTAATTACCAAAAAATCTCCATAATCAATAAGAATCTGAGCAAGTTCATTTCTCACTTTTAATAATCTCTCATCCCTTTTTATCATTTCCCATTTCCTCCTTTCTTCTTCTCCTTAATCTGCTCAAACCATTCTTGATGTGATTGCCAACAGACTGAAAATTTCTTCTTCGTTACATCTTCCCCCTCCTTCTTACACTGTTCCCTTATATAACCCTCTGTAACATAGATCACCTTCGTCCTTCCCTGTGTTGCAATCCTGTCATACCCAATCTTTTCCTCATCCACCAGCGTATGGATGATCGCTTTAAGGTCGTCCCCTGTCATACAGTAATGAAAGGCTGAGAGCAGATGAGCATGTTGGATCATCCCAACCTCATTAATCTTCCCTAATACCTTATCCTGAAACTTAGCCTTCTCCCCCCATGCTACCCCCTGATAAGCGTAAGGCATTGTCAGCTCGATCTTTCCCAACAGTGCTAAAGCGGACTCAATATGCTCTTCTGTAATCACCATATCATCATTAATGCTTGCTGAGATTGCCATTGCTACCTTATGCACCATCGTATGCTTCTTAGAATAATACCCTTTCAGTCGTTGATCTGGATTCTTATACTTATCTCTCACCAAATACCATTTATCAAAGAACTCTATTGCCTCTTGAGTCTCAAAGAACGGTCCAGTAAGCTGACTGATTCGATTTAAATCTGCTATCAATTTTTTTTCTATATCATCACTTAAAGAAATCTTTTTTGGATGCCCAACTTGTTTCTCATCTGTAAGAATAGCAACAGGAATGATTCGAGATGAGAATCCTCCTCCAATGAAGTCAGCTGCTGATCCTGTTGTCAGCCATTCTGGAGTGGAAGCTGCAAGAATATTCACACAGGGTTTCTCTATGACATAGATACCTTGATTTTTTGTTCGATATTCAAATGCTCCACAATCATAAAGATCAGTTAAATCTTCAATAAGACCAGAATCAGAGTATGCACCTTTAGCGAAAACTTTGAACTCTGAACAGTGAACACTTACCTCTGCTAACTTATCTGGATTTTTAGCTTGAGCCTGAGCCATCCAATCCACCAGATATCCCATTGTAAGTTTTCCACGCATAATCACTAAATCAGGGACTGCTTGAGAGAGAAAAGCATTTGTTCCAATCTTAATTGCTGTGGATTTCATCCCAACACCAGACTCTGAGACAAGAATTGTATAGAGGTTAGGATAGAGGATGTAAAAACCACCTCGCTCTAACCAGCATCTTCTTCTCATCGCAGAGGCAATTGTGCTGATCCCTGTCCAAGTATGAAATATTGTAGGACTTTGCTGAGGCTTAGTATACTCGAGGTAAGTCCTGATCCAACCATCTCGGCATTCACGTTGAGGCATGATCTACCTCTTCATCACTCTTAACTGCATCCCAGAGACCTTAGAGTAGAACTGCCAATTTTCGTGCCTCTTCTTCTGTTCCTCTTTCACCATCAACTCATACTCAAAATCATCTGACCTCCCACACTTTATGCAGACACCATCAACGATAGGGCTCTGGCAGAAGATGCAGATGTGGTGAGAGGTCTCCCAGAAATCAATCAGTCTAAGCAGGGCATAGTGAGAGTCAAACCCTCGACACCTGCAAAAATCCTCAAACCTACGATTGGACTCGGTGAGATAGTCTCCATTTCTCATTTTTCCCTCCTCTTTAACAAAAGCTCAGTATAGGTCGGTTTTCGACCTAAATGCAGCTTTCTTCAATTCTTGGTATTGTCTCCTTCTCCCAGTACAAATAACCTGCCCCTTTTCATCTACTTCATAGATGCGTTCTCTTTGGGAGAAATCCTTTCCATAGACCTTTTTTCTAAGACTCTTAACCTTACGTTGATTCACTTCTTCCACCTCCTTCCTCTTTAATATAGACATCTTTTGGATGGAGATAGATCTTCTTTATCCGCCCAAAAATATAACGGAACGGATTAAACCATCTCCTATAAATTCTCATTTGAAAAGATGCTCCATATATGAGTTGGTCAAAATAACATTTATAATCTACTTTTTCCATCTTTTTCCACAACCTGCCTCCTTTACTGGGATCTTAAACCTCTCTCCCTTCCATATCAATTCTTTGTCAAAAGCTAATTTTACCAAAGGTTCAATCTCTTTAAGTGATTCTTCTTTTACCTCTATGATCATTGAATCAAATCCTTCCTGAATAATCTCACATCCTTTAGGAAGAAGGTATTCTAATTTGATAATTGCCAAATGATTGTATGTTGCAATTGTCCTTTGGGGAAGATGTGCAAATGCTTTCTTTGGTGTCTCAGTATCTTTCATCCCTCTATAAGATCGAAACAATCTCTTTCCTCCAAAAGGATCGATAAGGATTCGAGTTCTTTGCAGCTCCTCAACAATCTGTTGATGCCACATCTCCATCTCTGGGGCAAACATATCATATCTTCTAAGTAACTCTTCTGCCTCTTTGATTGACTTTTTGGTCATTACAGCAAGCATTGCTGGCTGCAATCCATTAGTCTTAGCATGAGTTACTCTTTTACCTGTATAATATTCTCCTCCAGGTTTGTTATTATTATCAATCTCAGATTCTGATTTATTAAATATCCAACTTGCAACCATCTTGTGAACTTTTTCACCTTTTCTCAGCTTATCCAATAAAGCTGTACAGTTAGAGAGTACAGCCGCAACATAAATCTCAGCCTGCCATAAATCTAAAACGAGTAAAACCTTTCCTTCCCCTGCAAGAAACATCTCTCGAAGGTCTTCTGGGATATTTTGAAGATCAAGTCCTGTGTTATCATAAGTTTTGCTGGCTGAACTCCTATCTGTATCTGTTCCACAGACATTATATCTACTTCTGATCCTCCCATCAGGATCTGCCTTTGGTAGTGTATATTCACCATCAGAATCTTTTGAAGCGAGATAGGTTCCCATGCGTTTAACCTTACCCCTGATATCTAAGGCTAAATATAATTCTGGTCGAGGGTATCTTGCAATGAGTTTGTTCAGTGTCTCTTCATCTGCGGTTGGTTTTTTGGTCTTTCTATTGTGATAAACAGGAAGTTTTAAATCTTGATAAAGAAATTTGATCATTTGCTTGTTGGAGAGTGGATTTAGATCATAGCCAACATAGGATTTAAGTTGTGCTTTTAAGGTTTTAACCTCCCCTACTTCCCTTACCAATAACTCTACTCTCTTCTCATCATCTACAAGAATCCCTCTTTGCTGTACCCTCCACATCACCCTCATCTTTGGCATGTCAAACCCATAAAAGCGAGAGAGCATTCCCATCTCTTTTAACTCTTTCGTTAGGATTGGTTCAAGGATGAGAGGAATTTCTACATCCTTGCCATTATATTCCCAGAGTCGCTCACTTGATGTGGTGTACTTCCAACTTTTCTCTTCGTCTTTGGGATCATCCTTATAGTAATTGACATCTGTATAGATCGAGGTCATAAAAGCAAGGGTGTGAGGGAGTTCAGGCTCTAACAGGTGGTAGGCAACCATGAGATCATACCATGGTGGAGATGGTTCTCCAATAAAAGGGAGAAGTTTGGTGAAATCGTAGTTTAGGTTTTGGCCGATCTTAAGTTGGTCACCTCTAAGAAGTTGTCGGAGGAGTTCCCAGATGTAGAACTCTTCTTGCTCTGACCAATAATTGTTGTATCCAAATTTGAAAGGGATGCAGATAGACCATCTCTCATCCACATCAGAGCCAACCGAACCAACTCCAACACAAGCAATCTGTCCACTTCCAACCACCTCGATGTCGAGGGAGATCATATTACATCGTGATAGGATTTGGATCTTTTCCTCAACCTCTTGTAAAGTTGGTCTAATAATAGTATTGAACCTGACATCCTTCCTTCCTCCTTTCCCAACCCTTATCGCCTTCTTAATATCTTCCACGACTACCCCTCTCATCTTCCAATTCTCAATCACAAACCTGGGATGAAAGGTTGGGACAACCAGTTTGCGTGGATCGAGAATGCAGGGATAGATGGAGCCTCTGTGTTTAGACACTCCTGAGATCTCTCCCTTCTTACTTACCTCTCCCATCCCTGTCAGATACCACATCGCGACATCACCATAAGCAACGATGACTGGGCAATCAATCTCTTGAAGGGTACGAGAGAGGTTGGGGATAAACATCTCAACTGTTGCTCCCAGCTCAGACAATCTCTCCAACTTATTGAAAGGAGGTCTGATTGGGATAACATTATCGAGAAAACAATTCTGTCTTAGTAAACCTGCTGAAGAGAGAATTCCATCTTGGATGTGACCTGAGGGACCAACAAATGGGATGCCTTGATTCGCCTCTTCCTCTCCAGGTGCTTCCCCAATAAGGATTAACTTAGGTCGCTGTGGCCCGCATCCTTTTACAACTCTTATATTGTCTATCATAGTTTGCTTTGCACCTTATATGAAAGTAACTACCTGATACAGGAGTTGGGTGCTTTGATCGTAAGCGTTTAACGATTATTATTGTTATCTTTTTTATATTTCCTTGATCATCAAGAGTTTCTTTTACTCGTAGATCTCTGTCTCTTTGACTTCTCGTGGTTTAGTTCCTTGTTTGTTGATTCTTTTATCAACTCTTTCTCTTTTCCCTCTTTGATGAAATTCCTTACTGCACATCGTAGGATGTGGGAGATTTGCCCAAAGGGATAGTTTCCAACTAGTAAATATTTATCAAGTTCTTCTCTTTCACTTTTTGTAAGCTCAACTCTAAGAACGAGATTCATCTTTCCTCCTTTCCTCTCTCCCGTCTTGCAATTAGGATTGAAAGGTTATTATATTATCTTTTTATCCCCTATTGTTTCTATCTTAAAACATTTTAATTCCATATGTTGTCCACAATGAGGACATCTTAAAAATAATTGAACAAATGGTTGAAGTTGGTTAGGTTGATCTGAAATATATATATTGGGTGAATGTTCGGTTGGAAGGATCGGTCTTGATTTCATCGAGTTTTTTCACTAATTTTATGATAAGATCATTCTGTATGGTTATGATTTCATTCAACCCTTTCACCCTCTCCTCAGTCTTATCAGCTCTCTCCTTCTCATTTTCTAATTTGAGAAGAGTTTGGAAATGCTGATTCTCTACCTTATTCGCTCGGTCTAATTCAAGATTATAAACTCTATTCAGTCTATCATTCTCAACCTTCAGCTCCTCAAATTCCTCATCCCGAATCGTCCTTAATTGATCTGCCAGTTTCAATTCTGACTGAGTGGTTTCGAGCTGTTGATATAAGGCTTCAGCTATCCCATTTTTAATTTCTGGATTTTCTCTGATATGATCAGGAATAGAATATCCCAAGGCTCCCCGTAGTTGTTCAATATAAATTTGAGTCCCTTGGAGAGAAGAGAGAAGTATTTGATTATTCCAATGTTTCATTGCTTCATCTTCTGAAGAGAACCCCATATCAAAACGTGGAGGCATCGTAACACAATCCTTTGAACATGATACTTTCCACATGTTTTCCATTATAATCCAAAAGAATGCTTCGGCTCCACAAAAAGGACAAGGCTTTAATTTTTTCTCCTCAATCTCTTTCATTTTCCCTCCAATGCTTTAATGGCGATGTTTTGCATCTCTGTCGCTTTATTGCTATTCACCACACTTTC